CCGCATAGCCATGTGTCTTGTCATACAGCAACGAGACGAGCAGACCCTCAGGAGCGTCCTTCATCTTGGCCATACGCTTCCTCATGTCGTCGGCATCATTTACGTTTCCGAACGTCGCATCCATCGACTGCTGGCTTCCAGCGTTGTTCCTATACTCGCTGGCGATATGTTCGATGGCCCTGCCGAAGCTGGTCTTCTCTGACTCCCTGCTCATGCCTTCGGCGAATGCCTCTGGGAATTCGTCGATGACTTTGTGTCCTGCCTCGATGAGCCAAGAGCCGAGGGACTTACCGGTTCCATCGATTTCAACCTGATGCTCGAATCCTAGGTTCTGTGAGCGGATTCTGTCGATGAGGTTGTTGTACATCCCCCTCTTGCGGACGACGTCTAGGATGTAAGCCGCGGATGACAGGTCTGCGTTTCTGGTCCCGACCATGAACATGCGTCCGCCGCCGAGGTTGACGGCATGGTTGACATAGCCGACGGAGCCATACCTGCCTCGGTGATGCCTTGCGTCTGCGATAACGAGCGCCCTATGCCTCTTGGCCAGAGCGTTCATCACATAGGCGTTTACGAGGATAGGCCTGTAGGCGTTGTCTTCGCCATGCGGGATGGAGTCTGGCAGATTGTAGGTCTGGATGTCTCCGTCTTCGTCAAGCTTGAGCCCGGCTTTCTTGGCTAGGTCTGCCTGCTGTGCCTTAAGCTGTTCCAATTCGCTCGTAGTATTATAACTGCTCCAGACTGTGGCGACGAATGGAGAGACCGCTTCCATCATCCTGCCAAGCATGGTGTTCGCGTTGTGCTGGATGCTGTCATACATCGCGCTAATCCTCATGTTGGCCGGGTCATGCTCGTAGTCGGTGGCACGGAACATGTATCCGAACCTGTTCACGAATTCATGCTTCGTGTCATAGTTTCCGTCCATCATCTCGTCCAGCCACCTGAGGATGTCCTTGTTGTCGTTGAGCTTGGTCCTGCCATGTGCGAAATCGACCAAGTCCTTGTCGGTGAACTTAACCACCGACGGGTCGTCCTTGAGCATAGCCTGAGCGACCTCTTCTTGAGTGACGCCGAGGGCATCCGAAGCGAACGCTAGGGTGGTGGCAACAATTCCCCTAGGAGACTTAAGCGTCTTGTCCTTGTGGAGCTTGTACTTTCGGAACAAGGGCTTGATGCCAGTCGCATCAGGTCCGACCTTTCCAATCCTGCTTCCAATCTTGGCAACGAACTCGACGACCTTTTCGTCCGGAGCGATGGCGAAGACCTGCTTCCTGTCGATGAACTTCTTGTCGAAGTTGGCATCGTCAGGATTGATGGAGACATACCTATGAGAGTTATCACTACTTCCGCTCATCTCGGAATTCCTGACTTGGAAGGCCGCCTCTTCGGCGTCGATTGTGGACATCGTTTCCATGATGTTGGTCATCTGGACAAGCCTGTTAAGGTTGACCCTAATCTGCTTGTGGTCGCCGAACTGGCGGAAGAAATCCTCCCTGAGCTTGGGGTCTTTGGCCAGAACCCTGAGCTTTGCAGTCCAATTCTTGGCTAGCATGTCGAAGTCAATCTTGCCCTTGAACTGCTCGACTGCGCTGTAGTCATTTCCGGAAAGCTCTGCCAGCTCCCTAGCGACGCCGATGAACTCAGGGCTCATGGCCAAGAACAGCTTGGCGAGACCTGCGACATGCCTTTCGGAGCTTCCGGATGGAATGAAGTTTCCGAACTTGAGATTTCCAAATCCGGGAACAGCAAGGTTTGCAGGCATCAGGAATTGCCTGAGCACCTCAGGATTCATGCCTTCAATCGGATGAAGGGTTGTAGCCCTATACTTCAGCAGGGTTTCCTGCGTCAGGGGGCCGCTCGGATACACATCAGGAATGCTGGCAGGAAGCCCGTAGTTAGTCTGAAGGTTCTGCGGGACAGGGATGAACTTGCCGCTGGGCTTCCACTCGGAGCCGCCAAGCTGGCTTAGCATGTACCTAGTGAATGGACCGGAGTTAGTGATTTCATGATGGGCATATGCCCCGTAGAAGTAGTTGTTTAGTACATACCTAGCAGGGCTCCCTCCGTTGTATGTATTCAGGTACAGGTCCTTATGTCCTTCGCCAACCCTCATGGCCGCGAGCTTATCTGTGATTTGCTTTGCCTGAGCCCTGAGGCCCGGAATCTCTTCGATTTCCTTGAACGTGGCATACAGGGTGTATTCAGGGTCAAGCGTAGGACCGAACGTTTTTCTCTGGTAGGTATCAGACTGCAATTCCTCGATGAACGAGACTGGAATCTGCGCCTCTTCAAGCCTTTCGCGTCCATAGGACTTCAGTTGCTCGAAGATGCTGGCAGGAGTGCTGAGAACGGGAAGAGCCGTAGGAACAGTAGCGTCCGTGACTCGCAGGTGGCCGAGCAAGTTGTACCCCTTGTCGCGAGGAGCACCCTTGTGGCTGGTCATGTACTTGGCGTAGTTTTCTCCGATTGCCTTCCTGACCTTGTATACATGATTCGCCGCGTCGATGGCGCTCCTGAACTTGGCCTTTTCCGCCGGGTCGGTTGCGGCATTCATTGCACCTTCCAGCTTTTCGATGTAGTCATTGAACGCAGTACTGTCAGGCGTAACTTCGGTGAACAAGGCCGTGTACACATGTTCTCCTAGGCCTGAAGTGTAACCAGCGTATCCATGGTCATCGCCCTTGTTGTAGCCATACTTGTCCTGAGCTCCTGCGGCCCGGTCATGGTATTCTTCGATGGCAGTATCCCAGTCGCTAAGGTGGAGTCCGGAAGCACTAAGCTGAGTGGAATCCATCGTCAGAGGGTCTCCGATTTCAATCTCAATCCCCTGAAGAGATGCCAGATTCTCAAGCTTGGCCTTGGCGACTGAGGAATTGATGTTGAGCCTGTAGGTCTCAAGCAGGGGAGCGGAGAACTGCAGAATTCGGTCTGGATTCTTCTGAAGCTCGTCGAGGATTCGCATGACGACGACGGACGATTCAGCGCCCTCAAGGCCGAGTTCCTTCACAAGCGAAGTCATGATGTCCTTGTTCATGACCTTTTCGTATGCGTCCGTAAGTGCGGACAGGTGCATGTCCTTGAGCGTCTGGACGGCCGTCTGCATCGCAGGAGCGGAATCGTCAGTCGCCTTGGTAAGTGCATTGTCGATAGCACCGAAGACGTTCTGCACCATCTTGAGCGTACGGCTTGCGTACAGCATCTTCGACGCGACGAAGTCGATGTTGTGAGGATTCCTGATGACCTGATTGAGGCTCTGATTGGTCAGCTTCTCGTAGTGTGGTTGCCACACCTTCCTGCCCTGAAGCGGGTAGAAAACGTACAGGTAATCGAATAGCTCCTTCTTGGTCAGGTTGTTCTTCCTGTTAGCGTACAGGAACTCGGCCATGCCAGTCGCCCTGAGCTCGTTCTTGGAGACAGTATTGGCCATGAGCAGGTCGAACCACTCAAGTCCGGTACGGACTTCCTTGACCCTCTTGTTCTTGTCCATGCCCTTGATGATGGCGTTGACCATCTTCGAGATGAACTGAACAGGGCTTCCGCCGATGGCGAAGGTGGACCTATGTCGAAGGATGGACTCGAGCTCAGACTGGCTGTGGTCTGCCAAGCTGAGGCTGATTCGCTCCTGCTTTGGGGCCTCCATAGTAAGGACATCTCCCTGCCTGAGCAGGCTGGCGACAGCCTTGGCCGCTTCTTGGGTATCGAAGGCTTTGCCTAGGTTGCCGACGCCATACTTCTTTCCGGCGCCCCACAGGTGGTTTCCGTACTCGCCGACATCTCCCGGCTCAACGTAAAGGCGGGTGCTTTGCTGGACCTGAGCAGACATGCCTTTTGAGTTTCCAGACGACTCGACCCTGAGCGAGTCCCTGTTCGGAGTAGCCTTGGCCACTTCGGCTTGGATGTTGCCTGCGGAAATCTTGTCTGCGAGAGCGTTGGCTTCTGACTCCGTGTTGAAGTTCCTGACCATTCGCTTGACCTGCTTCTTTCCGTCGGTTCCGACAGGGCCGAACTCGTTCCATGCGATTGTCCAACGCTTCTGTGAGTTCTTGAAGACAGTAAGGTTCAGGGAGTCGCTGGTGTCCCAAGAGTAATGCTTGAGGTCGCTTCGTCCGGGGAACATGGCCTCGATTGCCGCGGACCTGTCTCCGTACATGGCGAGAGACCTTTCGCTGTCTGGCAGGAAGTATCCGGATTCGCCCGACATAATCCTGTGGAACGCAGAGGTGAGGTCTCCATGGAAGTTCGGATTGACGGAATTGACGGACCTAGCGGCCGTTTCCATCATGGTCACGATGTTGCCTTGGGTGGTAGCCGTGGAAGACTGCATGCCCATCAGCTGTAGCTTCGGGTTGACAATTTCTTCCCGCTCGAAGCTTTCCCTCATCGTATTAAGCAACTTTAGGTGAGCGTTCTTCTCGTCTTGGTAGTAGGTGAGCCTTTCGATGTGGGTGGCCAGCACAGGGCCGTCCATGCCGAACTGGACTGGAGCTCCACGCATCTTCGCGTAAGGGCCAGTCACGGACATGGCCGAAGCGTAGTGATTGAGGATTGCGGTATTGAAGTCCTCAATCTTCGCATTGGCAGGAAGCACGAACGTGAAGTACGCGAAGTCCTGAGAGATGTCGTGCATCACCTCGTCGGCATAGGCCGCGAGCTGAAGCGCTTCCTCGGGGCTGGCAGGAATGTTTCCTTCGATTAGCTGAGACAGGCGAGCCCTGACATCTCCGGACATTTCCCTGACATACTTGGGCCTCATGGAGGCACCGCCGACTAGCTTGTTGTGCGTCCTTCCTCCGAGGAAGATGTCCCCGTTGAGAAGCTTATGGACTCCCTTCAGGTAATCCCTGACGCCGACGTCATCGAGGCCAGAATACCCTCTGGCGACATTGAGGAACGGGAGCTGTTCCTTGGTGTTTCCACCGCCAAGGGCCTTGCTCATGCCGAAGATGGACCTTCTGGCTAGGGACTGTGAATAGGCCGTATCGTTGTTGGCGTCCCAGCCGACGGCCCTGAGGAGAGGGATGCCGACTGCCGGGTTCTGGATGTCGGAGTCATGGACGATGTCGTAAGTCGCCGTGATGTTGGTGTCCGGAGAGAAGTTCACCAAGATTCGTCCGTCCTCAAGACGCTTCCAGCTGATTCCGATTCTGCCGTAGTCCTTTTGGTGAAGCTGGGTGCCGAAGCCCGTGGAGCCTGCCCTGCTCATGACCTTGCCGATGTGGGACTGCTTGGACATGATGACGTTCCTCCTGTCTTCGACGGACTTGATGGACATCATCGAAGGATGCGGAGCGGCGGTCAGGTTAAACCTAGCGGCCGGGGTAGAGACCTCCTGCTTGCCTAGCTGTTTGGCTACGGAAGCGATTCGGTTGGTGATTAGGCTACGCTTGATTGCGCTCTTTACGACTGTGCCGACGCTGGGGACGTTCAGAGAGCCAGCTCCGGAGCCGCCAACCATGTAATCGGAATCGGTGTAGACGCCGCGTCCGTTAGAATCGCTGGTCTTCAACCTGAGCACTCCATCGGAATCCTCGGAGAACATTCCAGCGAAGGTAAGATGCTCCGTGGTGTTGTGATGTGCCTGATTGATTGCATCCAACACAGTAGCGCCTTCGACGGCATCAGCCATGATTTCAGGAGACCTGTTCATGACTAGGTCGAACGTGTCGTCCTGACCGAACATTGTCCACTCAATCCTAGAAGTGGCGGCGGAGTACTTGGCAGTCGGGCTAGGTCCGTAGGCAGTATCGAGATACATGCCGACGCCTTCCCAAGAGCCATTGGACATTCCCGGAGTGATTGCGGGGTGATGCCTATAGGTGGACAGCTTGGCTCCGTACATTGGGACAAGCAAATCAGGGAACTCGGTATCAGTCCTGCTCGTCATGATTGGCGAGTCCATGATGTTGATGTTGCGGGCTTGGAACGGCCTGCTGTTGTATCTGCCAGTCTGGGCGAGCGGATAGGACTTAGCCCTCCTGTCCTTCATGGCCTGAATGGAGACGGCCATGCCAATCCAGAACTCGCCGCTTTCGTCGGCCATGGCGGATTCCATGAGCTTGGACAGCTCGGTGGAAAGGTATCCCGTGCCGACCATGTCAATCTTGCTAGCCAGAGCGGAGTGCTGACCCATCAGGTGGTCGAGACCCATGGCAGAGCCGAAGTTAAGGGCTCCCTTCATCGAGTAGCCGAAGTTGGCCGGAAGCTGGTTGTTCTTTGAGAAATCGACGCCAGCGACGAGACCCAGCATGGTCATGATTCCAGACGAAGCCATCTGGGAGGAGGTCTCATGGGCGAGCATGAAGATGCCCTGCTTGTCGATGTTCTTAATCCAGTCCTTGGCCACCAAGGCGATTTCTTCCTTTGATGCTCCCCTCTCGATGGCCTCCATGACGGCAGGATACATCTCGTTGAAGAATCCGAAGTTGGTAAGAGCGACCTTACCTTCGGGGGTAACGTTAGGAATGCCGACCTTCAGCTTGCCGAACAGGTGAGGCATGGCGACGGCACCAAGCGTCGCATTGGTGACATGGACCGCGCTCTCAGAAGCGAAGATTGTGGACTTGTTCTTAGAGATGACGGGCTGTGCCATCTGGATGTTTTCCTGTCCGAGCAGCGACATGATTCGCCCAATCTGGGCCTGAAGGAACGCGCTGTTGTTGTTCCTGTCCGGATTCTCAAGCATCATCAGTCCCATTACGGACTGAACCGCAAGGACGTTGCCGCCCAAGTAATAGGCCATTGGTCCGTTGCTGAGAGAGACGGCGGAAGTCTTGCTGTTGGGAGCGTACTTCTCAAGGTACTCGACAAGCACTTCTGCCCTATCAAATCCTCCGACAGAAGCTTCTAGGTTGGCCTTGAACTGCTCGGGATTCGCATGTGCGTCCTCAAGCCTGAAGGCCTTGGGCCTGAGCATGCTGAACAGGCCGTGGTTGACAGTATTCTCAAGGTTGTGGAATGACCTGTTGTAGGCCGTGATTGCCTCGACTGGGATTCCTCGACCTGCGACATTGACCGGGAACGAGTTCATTCCCGTGACGTCGGCGTTGTCAGGGTCTAGGTTGATGATGGCTTTTCCGTCTGGCGCGACCATGCCGAAGACTCCGGTGAGGGACAGGCCTCTGTTCCTGACCCTGTCGGACGAAAGGAAATCGACGATTTCCATGTTGTGACTCGGAGACAGCTTCTTGCTGTAGACGGACTTGTCTGCGGCATCGTTGGTAAGCAGGGTCTCTTCCCAGACCTCGTAGATTTTGGAAATGAGAGCGGTCTGAGCGGAAAGCTTTCCGATTCGCTCCTTCATGTCATCCCTGATGGGCTCCATGAAGGCGATTCGTTCCGCGAGCGGCATGGCCTTGATTTGATTTACGCCGTTGCCTACGAACCTGTCGTCTCCGACGTCCTCGAAGTACCTTTGCAGGTCATCCAAGTCCAAGTTATTGATGTCATCCTCGTTACGGATGACCCTTTCGACGTCGGCCAGAAGGGATTCAAGGTAGCGAACATTGCCAGAGATGTCGTTGACCGAACCCTCAAACGCCCTCTTGAGCTCGGAATAGCTTCCGTCCCTAGAGAACTTGTAGGGCATGACGAGAAGCTCCTCCTGAGGGGTGGAGTTGACGTCGTAGTATACGGCGGATTGGCTGACGTTATCGAGGCCAGAGTTGACTGCGTTGGTCGCAATCTCGGCGTTCATGTTTGCTCCGGGCCTGATGACCTCAGAGACGTCAGCGCTAGCAAGGGTGACGGATTCTTCCGCGTGGTGGATGTACGCACCAAACAGGGAGCTAATCATCGTCGGAATGAATCCGGTATGGCTTACTGCCCTTTGTCCGCTCTTGAGTCCGAACACGGAATCATTGCTGGCTTTGAGTCCGTACCTCTGAATCATCGTGGACGCAGAGCCAGAAGAAATTCCGAAAGTTTCTCCTACGCTAGAGAGGGTGTCGTCTCTCATTCCGACAGCGAGAGCGTCAGAACCGACGGCCACCCTGAGGGTTGATTCTTCGAGCTCAGAGAGAAGGACAGAGTAAAGCTTCCTAGAGAACTGCTTGTCTTCTTCTGCGAGCCTCTGGATTTTGTCCACCGCGGCCTTGATGACCGGACCGATGAGAAGGGAAGCCCTCCTCATCCTTTCGTTCAGCCTTCCGACCATGTCGGGATTGATGATGACCTTGGGAAGGTTCTGGACGAACTTGGAGCTATCGAACCTCTGCCTGAATTCGGCCCAAGCATCCTCAGGGCACCAAGAAGGCCTGCTCAGTCTGAAGCTAAGCTTGTTAGCGGTCCACTTGAACCTACCAAGCTCCATCTCAGCGCCGCTAGCCCTAGCAGGGTAAAGTTCTCCGATGCCAGCCGCCATGGCCGAGCCGACGTTGTTGTCGTCGGTGAGCTTGGTGACAATCTTCCTGAAATCAGCCTGAGAAATGGTCCTGTTTCGCATGTCGGGGATTGCCCCGATTCCGCTCGTCACAGCCGCCGTGCTGAAGGTGATGTGGTTGAAGGCCAGAATGTTCAGCAGGTCGTTCTTGGTAAGGACCATGTCCTTCATCTTCGAATCGACCGCGTCAAGCATGACGGCCTTTGCGGACTCTTCCGTAAACACGCCGAGCTTCATCAGCTCAGACCTGATTTCTCCGCCAAGAACCATCGGCGGGAATCTGTCAGAGTTGATGATGTCGATGACGCCGTTACCGACGGACAAGACGTCTTCGGATTCGATGACGAAATTGGCCAGCTCAGCAAAGTCCTTGATGGTGTAGGTCCTAGGTTTCCCGCTTGCCCCGGTGGTCTCGGGCATGCCGAGGAACTGGGCGTTCGGGTCGCCATAGCTCGGGTACTTGTCGAATTGAGACCTGTTCTTGGCGACGAGAGCTTCCTTGGTCTTCTCGTAGTCTCCCTTTACGATGTAGCGACCCGTGGTAAGAACCATCCTGCCATTGTCGTCGATTTCCCAGCCTTCCTGACTGATAACGAACCTGCCGAGGTCCCTGAGTTCGTTGTTGGCCTTGCCCATGAAGAACCTGACGACTGACATGAATCCGAGCGTTGCGGAGGCGGGGTTGTCCGCCGGGTCAGCGCCGATTCCAGCGATGGAGTTCATCAGGGTGGAGCCGCCAAGCTCCCTAGCCCTGACTCCAGCCTTGTTCATAGACGAGTCGATGATTTCAAGGACGGAGCTGTTCTCTGCCAAAGCCCTGTCCTTAATCGCCAGTTCCTCCTGAGTGAGACCACGCCTCTGCATGGTGGTGAACGCCTGACGCTCGACGGGCTCGATGACATACTCCATGGCCCGGTAGTGCCTGAACGCCTTTGCGAGTGCGACAGTCCTGCCATCGGGATGCCCCTTGATGATGTCATCATAGCTGGACACCATGCCCATTGCATCAAAAGCGGCCCTGAACTCCTTGTTCTCGGCCATGACAGACAAGTACCTAGGATTAGCGTCAGCGACGGCCTCCTTGAACTCGTCAAACTGCTTGAAGACCTTGTAAGCGTCCTCGGTGGTGTCGATGTTCGACGCTTGCCTGTGGAGGAACTCGGCCTTCCTGTAAAGTTCGTCAGAGATACGTCCTGCGGTGTGCTCGAAGGTGACGAACTCCATCATGTTCCGCGTAGCGGTCTTCATGAGGGGTTTTGCGTGAAGACGCAGGCTGGCAATCACGGGAGCGTCCGGGTGGTCCACGAAGTTCTGGATGACCTTCAAGGCCGCACCAGCGCCTCCGTACTTCAGGTCGCCATACCCGATAACAGGTGCCTTTTGGATTCCAAGGAGCTTGGCAAAGCTTGCCTTAACGTCCTCAGGGTTGACGCCCTGAATGGACCTATGCTCTCCGAGAATGTTGCCAGACCTCTGCAGGATGTGCTGGATTTCATGAACGAACAGCCCGGTGATGTAGTTACTTCCAGAGTACCTGCTATTCAGGCTTTCGGTATCGATTCGGAACTTGTCAGCTTCAGGAGGAAGGCCGAGCTTTTCGTAGGCAAGAGCCCTAGCTCCGATGTTGATTAGGAAGGTGCCGTCGCTCCTTCTGCCAGCCTGAGCCCCATGGATGTCGATGAAGTTGACATCGACGTCCTTCAGCCAAGGGAAATACTTGTAGAGAAGGGTGTGACCGAAGACATTGCCGAGCTTGGTGGTGCCCAGAATCTGGTCCCTAGGCATGAAGACCTCTAGGCCCGGAGTCGTGAACCTACGCTCGACCTCCTTCTGGTAGTCGGAGAAGGCCTTTTGCGGGTCAGCGCTGAAGGCAAACGGGAGCATGTGAGGCTCTCCGTTGGACGCGGAATAATCGACGAAAGAATCCCTGTCGGACAGCTCGAAGATTTCGGTATCGACGCCTTTAATGGTCACACGCTTCAGCAGGCCGAGCTTGCTGAGTTCTTCCTTGTGTTCCTTGCTGAGTCCGGAGGCATCGGCAATCGAGTTCATGGTCTTAGGCTTGTTCCTAAGAGACTCGAACTGTCGGGCCTGAGTGGAATGTGCTTGGTTGATTGCCTTGACTAGGTCTTTTGCCTTTTTGAGCTGGGCAGGGCTGGCACCGAACTGAGCGTAGTACTTACGCTCCATGATGGTGTCGAACGCCTTGCTGATTGGAGACTCATCTCCGCCAATCGCCCAATACCTCTGCATCTCAAGGGTCCAGTTGGCGACTGCTTCGTCCATGAACCTAGACGCGAGCTCTTGAGGCGTAGCGTTTGCGGTACCGATGGAATTGATTCTTTCGTCAGGATTCCTAGCCTTTTCGATTGAATAAACGCCCTGAGCGATGCCAATTAGGCCCTTGTCTCCATTGGCGATTACCTCGCCGTAGAGACCTTCTGCGTAGGCAAGCCTATCCTTCGGGGTTCCCTGAGTCTGCTCGAATGCGCTGGCAAGCCTGTTAAGTGCTGGCTCCAGCTCCGGGTTCATCGACATGATTGCGGCGTCAAGCACCCTGAAGTGCAGTCCGCCTTCGATGTCCCTGACGCTGAGCTTCTTCTTTTCAGGGAGAAGGATTGTGCTGACAAGGGCTCCGTAGGGGGAGTTGCCCTTATTCATCATGGCATCGGACGGCTGGGCATACTTGGACGCCACTTCGGTTCCGCCATAGACGCCTGAACGCATGGCCATCTTGCCCGGCATGGCAGTTGCAACCACGCCCTTAGAAGAGACGATTTGCGTCACGCCCCTATCTGCAAAAATCGCCAATGGGTTGGCATTTGCAATCTTCAGCTGTTCCAAGGTGTACTTGGCGCTGATGTAATCATGGCTCGCGGAGGTGGCGACAACTTCGCCGCTGGAACCTTTGGTGACCTTCTGTACGATTGAATGAACAGATTCGTTCATCACTCGTCCGACCTTCTGGAACAAGGATTCCCTGATTTTTTCCGGGGCGACGTTAATTACCTTGAGGGCTTCGTCGATTTTGCTGACGCCGTTGACGTCCTTGAACGCTAGCGCGTAGCTGACTCCTCCGTCTGCCGAAGGATACGGAATCCAGACGCTGTCATCGTTGAGGGCGGAATCCACATAGGAGATTGTGGCAAGAAGTCCGTCCTTGATTGAGTGGAAGTTGTTGTCGAACCATCGGGGATTCTGCGGCCTGACCTCAGCAAATCTTTGCAGGATAACCTCAGACCTGCTCGTAGGCTTGAACCCTTTCTTGAAATTAGAGGCAAAATCAGAACCGCTCGTAGACTTCTCAAGAATCGACTTAGCCTGCTCGGAGTCGCCGAGCATGAATGCGTTCTCAGAGTTGTCGTTGGACGGATTCCTATTCCTCTCGGACAGGCTTCTCTTGATTTCGGCCTGAATCTGTCCGACTTCCTGCTTCCTGTCCTTGACGTACTTTTCCGGGTCTTCCGATAGGGCTTTTAGCGTAGACGCCAGCTTGTAATGTGCGCCAACGACATCCCTGCCTTCTGGTGCATGATTGAGGGTGGGGAGCCAATAGGACATGTTTTCCCCGTACGGACTCATCGCCATGCTCATCGCCTCGATTGAGGACTCGATGGCGTAGTTGAGCATCTTGGACTTTGCCTCATCGTTGACTCCGTACTTCTCGATGTGGTCGTAATCGATGAGGATGGACATCACTCCAGTCTGAGCATGCCTCTGCACGGAGAAGAACCTTCCGTTAGTATCAAAAACGGGACCGAATGCGTTCTTCTTGCTCTCTACGGCGACAATAGGGACGATGGAAGGGTCAAACCTTTCGACCCTGTTGCTTTCATTCCACTCCTTGAGCTTCTTCAGGCTGGATTTGCTAAGGATGTCATTGAGTGTGATGGCCCTCTTGAGCTTCGTGATGACGTTCCTGATTGAGTCAAATCCGCCAATGTACTCAGGATACCAGACGACATCGCTGGTCGGGTCTAGGGAGGCAAGGGACTTCATACCCTTAGCCCTTCCTTCGAGCATCCTCTGGGTGTAGGTCTGGTGCGTGATGCGTCCGACCTCGCTCATGTACTGGAGCCTCTGGCTCCTATTCATGTCAGCCCACTCGATTTCCGTGGGCTTAGGCATGAGGTCAGCAAGGTCGCGCTTGGCCAAGTCCTTCTCGACGGCGATAGCCGCCTTGGCGAAGTCCGCAAACATGCCTACAACACCGCCGAATGGGCTGAAGACCTTCCACTTAGTTCCGGTCTTGATGACTTCGTAGCCCTGTCCGTTGACAAGCCTTCCGTCGGACATTCCGACCTTCTCGAAGCCAGCGATGGAATAGTTCCTGCGAAGGCCTTCATAGGACCTGCCGTGGTGGTACGGCATAGGCTTGCCCGTGGTCAGCTCAAGGCCGACCAGAAGCTCCATCCTCATGCTGTGGATGGGGTAGTTCGGGTTTTCGTGACTGCTGGAGTAGCCTTCGCGAGGAGAGTTGATGTAGGACTCGTCCTTACGGATGGAGCCGCCGAAGGTTTCGTACAGGATGTCCCTGACCTTTTCGCCCTGACCGGGGAAACGCTTGTTGAACAGCTCGGCGGACGGGACGCGACTTCCAGCGTCCTTCATCATGTTGACGAGGTATTCGTCGAAAGCGTTGTTGTAGGTGTCCAGCGAGACAAAGGTGTTTCGGACGTCAGGCCTGCTCCAGAGCTTCATCTTGCGACGATGGATGGCCATGTAGTCCACGACAGTCATCAGCATGCCGCCGCGAGGAGTGCGGAGCTGTTTGCCAGCCGCGTCGGTGGTCTTGAGCGTCAGCTTCATCTCAAAGGGCACAAAGACCCTATGAGTGACAGAGACGTCGTTGCCGAACAGCCTCTGGAAGAAGCCGTTCTTGATGGTTCGCTGGCTGTCGCCCCAGTAAGTGCCCGTGAAGATGTTGCTGGTGGCGAATCCGGTGGACTCCCATCGGTTGTATCCGTCCCTGACGACCTTGACGGCTCGCGCGGTCTCGGGGTCGATTGCCCCAGCCGCCTGCATTGCGTCGAGCGCCTCATCCTTGATTCGCAACATGTCAACGCTCTGGTTGCCATGCTCGTCGAGGGCGATTTCCGGCCTAAGAGACTCGTCGAGATTCTTGAAGACCTCGAAGGCGTCCGTAGCGGCCTTCGTGGACATGTCGTTCAGTTCCTTGGTGCCCTTCAGCGTGGCACCGGCCTTGCCGATGTTGAAAAGGAATTCCTTCCTGTGGAGCTTGGCTTCAGCGAGCTGTTGCGCGGGGCTCAGCCTGTTGATGGCCTGAGCGTCATGACTGGTCGCATCCCTGACCATCGACTGAATGAGCTGGTCGAACTCGGGGGCCCTACGCCAGACGCCGTCGTCGTAGGCTTCGGCTTGAATGGTGAGCTTGCCGTGCATGCCCTTGTTGTTCGGGTCATCGATGGCGAAGTCTCCGTACTTGGCCCTGACGCCAGCCATCTCAAGGTCCGTGACCTTTCGAGCGAAGCGCTCGTTGTAGATGCGTTCGAGGTTGATGCGGAAGGGTTTTAGCTCATCGGGCAGGATGAGATTCTGAAGGTTGGTATGAATGAACAGGGACTCGGCGTATCCGGCGATACCCTCTTCAAACATGAACTTAATGGAGTCGAACTTGCCGACAGCGTAGGCGGCAGGAATCTGCTTTCCTTCGGCGTCTGGCATGCTGTGCAACCAGAAAGCGGCCGCACCATTGAAGTTGGCGCTTTCCCTCAGGTCCCTAAGCTGTTGAAGGTAAAATGCCTTGCTTCCATCCCTGTCCGTGTTGCCGCCTTCGTAGATTTCCTTGGCCTTCTTATTGACTTCCGTGACAAACGCAGGGTCGTCTTTGCTGAGTCTGGTAGAGATGTCCTCGACTGCGAGTTCAAGCGACCTGCGTCGAGCCGCTCGCGAAGCAATGATTTCGTCGCTGAAGATACCTCCGTCTGCCTTGTCTCCGAAGAAACGCCTGAGATGCTCGCCGAGCTTTCCCTTTTCCCTTAGTGAGTAGCTGATGACGTGTCCGAGAACTTCGTGGCCAAATTCTTGGAACCTATGCTTTTCCCTGTTCAGGAACAGGACAGGAACCATTCCGTCCTTGCCCTTCTTGACCAGAGTGAAGCTACCGCCAGCGTCGTCAGAACCGGAGAACTTGGATAGCTGATGCGGGTCGATGCCGTGGCTGACAAGGAGAGCCTCAAGGCTGGCCTTGTTTCCGACGTGGGTAATCAGGTTCTTCTTGTCCGCGGAGTCGAGCGACTGCCAGAGAATCTGGGCGACGCTACGGGTCTGGGACATGACCCTAGTGGACTTGGTGGCGTCGGCATAGGAAGTGGCCTCCCTGATGAACGAAGCGTACGACGGGTTAACCTTTTCGACCTGAGGAAGGTAGCCTTCGTCGAAGTTCTTGATGTGGATGTCGTGGGAAAGGCCTCCGTTGACAAGAGACCAGCCATGCCTGAGGGCTCCGCTGTATCCGCCCCACATCATGCCTTGGGCCGCACCGCCGACAGCACCACGCTCCTTGTCGGTCATGTATCCGAGGAAGGAGAAGGTCAGGGCATCCTTGTAAGCATGCTTCAGGGACGCTGTGGACAGCTGGATGACCGGGTCAACGACAGTATTGAGCATCTTCGCCGTGACTTTTGCGCTCGGCGACAGGAGCGGATTGGCCGCTACGGACTCAAGGATGCTGAGAGAGGTAGGAGTGCCTGCTTCGATTACGCCAAAGCTACGCATGGTAGCCTTGTTTCCGATTTCCTGAAGCAGTTCGGAGGTGGTCCTAAGACCCATCGAGCCGAGGTATCCGACAGTCTGCCTAGTTCCTCCAGCGACACCTCCGAGGGCCACGGAAGCGTCGGTTGCGACAGTCTCTGCGGCGTTGCGAAGGTAGCCAGACGAGAACCCGGTCCTGCTGGAAAGGTTGTCGATAGTGCCACCGATTGCGGAGCCAGCGATGTTGGCGGGAATCTCAAGTGCCTTACCGATGCCGCTGAGCGTACCGCCTACGGCCCTCTGGGTGACCTTCTGTGCGAAGTTGTCGAACCTCTGGGTGGCAGAGGCGAGCGTGTTGCCAATCTTGCCGAACATGCTGGTCTTGTTGGCAAGACGTGCGGACTGAACGGCTTTTGAGCTGGCGGCGGCGAGGCCGAGCTCAGCGGAGGCACCGCCCGTGAAAGGAGCGGCGATGATGGAGGGAAGCTCCATGCCGATGAAAGACATGGCATGGGCGACCTTAGGATTGATGAAGGACCTGACCTTCTTGGCGGTGTCCTCGTCCATGTCCATGTACTGCTCAAGGACGGATTCATCGCCCTGCATCATCCTCATGGAATGGTAGTTGAACTTACGGGCCTGATTCCATTGCTGGGCTTCTTCCCTCCAGTTTTGGGACGGCTGTCCGCTCATCAGACCTTTGATGACAGACTTGAAGCCGAACATGACGGAGTCCGGGTTCTCGGACTCTGCGGCCATGCCCCATAGGTCACGGATGGACCTTACGACGCCTTCTGCCGTGCTAGCGACTCCCTTTACGAGGCCACCTTCCGCGATGCCCTCGACGAGGTTTCCGGGGATTGCGGCGATTTCACCACCAGCATCGGCCAAAAGTTGGCCGTAGTCGGTCACCCTCTTGCTGTAGCCGCGCTTGATTGCGTTCCAATGCTCCTCAGCGTCAGGACGGGACAGGTCGATGCCCTGACTCGGGTCCTCTTCGTAGAACTTGATTACGTCCTCGTCGGTCTCTTCCTTGGCGAGGTGAAACCCTGCGGGCCCCTTGCTGATTGAAGGGCCTAGGTCTAGGCTCTTGCCAGCTTGGTTGAGGAGCATGGCATACCTAGCGGCCTCGTTAAATTCAGAGCCGGGGGGAGTAGAGGGTTCCATTATTCAAAGGAAATTGATTTGCTTCGATACTTCTCAGTATTGATTTGTCGCTGAGATTCTTGGCGTTCAGGGAGGAAGTCCAGCCCGTTCGCGTGGGCGGTGCTCTTGAGCTTTTCGAGCGTCTGTGCCCTAACCTTCTTGAGCAGGGTCATTTCATTGCCACGCAGTCGGGTGAACCAAGACGAGGCTCGCTGGGGGGTCATGGCTTGGAACACGGCAAGGTCCCTGTCGGACACCTGACCGCCGAGACCCTTGGCACCGCTCATAATCTTGGCATAGTCCAGAAGGATTCTGGACTCAAGGCCTCTGGCCTCCGTAGAGGCCTCAGTCGGGCCGAACCCGGTCATGATGGCGTTGTTCTTGTAGAGCTGTTCGAGCCTAGCAAGGTTAGTCATGAGGTTCTGGCTCTGGCCAATCAGGTCTCTGAAGCCACGGGCGTTTTCGTCGCCGCCCTTGAAGGGGGCAGACTTTACTCCCCTAGCCCTAGCGTACTCCCAGACGGCCATACGCTTAGGTCCGGAAGGGGTAGGGACGTCGCGCTCGCCCTTAGGGACGATACGCATGGTCACCTTGCCGCCTACGCCTTCCTCGCCCTCGCCGAAGTCGAAGTCGTAAGGGTCAAAAATCTGGAAGTTGGAGCTCCCGTCCTTGGAGTTCATGAGGGCCGCGGCGGCACCATGGTCACCAAGGTCGTTGGCATAGAACATGGCATCCTGAGAGGCCATGGACTGGGGCTTTTGTGTTTGGGCGGCGGGTGCACCCATGCCACCTCCGCTCTTACCGCTGAAAGCGGCCTGAGCGCCCGCCAGAGGGTTCATGCCCATCTGTCGGTACTGCTGGCCCATTGGGCCATAGGTGTAGCCTCCCTCCTGCCTGCCTTGGGACAGGACGTCCCTAGGGCTGATGGAGAAGGAGTCGTTGAGCGACTCGTCGCCTTCCATTACTGTTGTTCGATGCCGTACTGCATCGCCTTGTAGCTAGTCTTCTTGTCCTTGCCAGCCATCGGTGCAATCACAATGACGCGACCTTCTCCGCCAGCGGTACGAGCCACACCCGGAAGGACGTAAGGCTCCTTGCCAGCGAGCTTCAGGGCTTCCGTGTCATGAGCGATAGCGTCCGTAAGGAACGAGTGCAACTTCTCGGGAGGGAGCTCGCCGTTCATGACGGCGGTACGCATCTTCTTGTACTGCTCAGCCCCGATGGACTTGATGGCGGTATCGACCCACTTGGACTGACCTCGGAGGGCCTTGTACTTAGGGGCTGAGAACGTGCTAGAGCCGCCGAGCTTATCCTTCTGGAACTTCTCGCGGAACTTAATCATTTCCTCGTTCGCGTCAGGATTCTTGATGCCGTTCTCATCGACACCCGGCTCCGTGCCGTCGCCCTTCATTTTGTAGGCCAGAGTTCCAGCACCACCATAGACGGCGGCGTTGCCAGCAGTCTGAAGGCCTACGCCAGTCGCGTTGAGCGTCCTGTCTCCGAGAGTGTGCACAGTCTTGTAGGCGTCAGTCGGAACAAGCGGATTCTTGCCTGCCTTTTGCGCGGCCAAAACTTGCTTCTCCACGTTCGGGTCCTTAAACACGTTGGCAGAACTAAGAATGGGTGCCTTATTTCGGGTCTGGATTCCGAAGCCGCGAGCGATGTTGGTCGCCCACTTGCCCATGTTAAGGGTGTCGCCCAAGTTCTTAAGGCCACCCTTGCCGAACATCTTCTTGATGCCTCTGGCACCTTTGGTGAATTTACTCATGATTAGCGAAAGCGGCTCATCGGGTTGGGACGAGCGACAGGATTCCTGTTGGGGTTAGGGTTTGCCCTGTTGCGGGCTTCAATCTTCTGGCGTTCCTGCTCTGCGATGAGCTTAGCAATTTCAGCTTGGTCCATCGGCTTCTTAGGAGCGACGCCCGGAGGGCTGGACGTCTGGGTAAGCGCACCCTGAACTGCGTTACGGACAGGAGCACCGATGTCGGGAACCTGAGGAACGCCCGGAGTCGCGGTACCAAGACCATAAGGCGTAGGAGCCATGACGTTGCTCGGCCTGCTCGTCTGCTGAGTAAGAGCCCTATCGACGGCATTACGAACAGGAGCACCGATGTCAGGGATTTGCGGAATGCCCGGAGTTGCCGTGCCTAGGCCATACGGAGTGGGAGCCATCACGTTGGCAGGCCTGCTGGATTTCTGAGTCAATGCGTTCTCGACAGCATTTCGGACCGGAGCACCGATGTCGGGAAGCTTGGGGAATCCGGGAGTAGCCGTACCAACTCCGTAGGGAGTTGGCTTGAAGCCAGAAGGTGCTGGCGTTGCAACAGGCGCGACAGGAGTAGCTGTACGGCCCTGAGTAAGGATGGCGGCCCTAGAGGGGGCGGCGACGGGGGCCTGAGGGACGGCCGCGGCCGCATTTACCTGAGCAGGAACGCTTGGTTGCGCGGGTGCGGAACCTCCGCCACCAGTTGTAGCGGCCATGTATTCATCCTGAGCCTCCTGAGTCCTAGGCCTAGCTCCTAGTGCGTAGTCGGCATCTCCGGGCTTCACAATCTTGCCTGCGTATTCGATGTCGGCCAGCTTAGCCCTGTTTGCTTGGTACTCTTTTTTGCCAGCTTCGATGTTCCTGTAAAGCCTTCCCCATGCGTCCGCCGTAGCTTCGGGAGAACCCGGAGCGTATCCGTAGGCTTTCTGGTACATGGCGTTGCCGACGGCGTTCATGTGACGGCTTGCGCTCCTAGCGGTCTGAATCCCGTTTTCTTCAAGGTAAGCCCTTTGCTCTGCGGCAACAGGAGATTCTCCATGAAATCCTCCTTGGGCGTTAATCAACGCCTGATTGCTCCTGACCTGTTCGGCCGTGGTAGCAGGAGCGACTTCGATTGGGCCGGAAACGTTTTCCTTTCTCGTCTGCTCCGCGGCCGCGGCTTTGGCCATAGCGGCGTTCGACCTTTCGCTTGAAAGCATCGCCTCCGCCGAAGCAGCCCTGTTTGCCAATGCGTTTTCTTTGGCATTTCCGTAATACCTTTCCATCGTATCTTGGTCCGTGAGTCCAACGCCATTCTGACCGCCAACTCCAGACAGCAGAGCTTCTGCGGTGTTCTTGTCTCCACCAGACGCTTCTTGGACATCAAGGTAAACTTGACGACCAGCTTTCAAGGCCGCAGGAGAGGCAAGGGCCGCATAAACGCCATCCCTAGCCTTGATGGCTTCGTATTCTTTAAGGGCATCAGCTTCTTCCTGCTGTGCCTTTGCATCGACAGGAGGCTTTATGCCGCCTTCAGCCTGCCTGACATTACCCCTTCCGAAATCCTTGTTAAGAATGCCTTCGGCCATGAATTTGCCCAAGCTTCCTTCCATGTTTTTGCGGATTTTACCTTCATTGGCATCGGCCTTAAGCTTTTCGACGATGTTCGTCAGGTTTTGATTCCTAGCGTCGCCAAGTTTGCTGTCGTAAATAGCACCACCGATTGTGGCGACAGGGTTGATGAACGACAAAGCATCCATGGCTCTGCCTCCCCACTTTTCCAAACCGCCTCTTTGGTCGGCTTGAGATGCGATGTATTGCCGAACCTGTTCTTCGTTGAGTCCATTTTCACCGACAAGACCAGTATCTTGAAAGGTTTTGCCTTCCTTGATTGCTTCCTGAAGCTGGTCATCAGTCATGTCGGCCCCATACCTGAGCTGATTCATCGCCCTTTGCATGGTTTCGTTTTCATCAGGACCGGAATCTCCAAGCATAGCTCCGAGGCCAGTCGCGACAGCGGCTCCGCCCTTCGCGTACCTGACGCCCTTCGCGCCCATCTTGGAAACAGCGGCCCTAGTCAGGGCATTTCCTTTGACGGACGATTTGAACGCCTGAGGCGTGTATTTGTAGATGCCCTTGAGGGCGTTCCAGCCAGTCTTGATTGCTCCCATTTTAATTAGTCATTAAGGTTATCGTCGATGCCTTCCCAGCCGGGAATGACCTGACGGACAGGACCTTGGTCGCGGGCATCGGGCTGAGGGGCGACGGGGCGTGCGGCCTCCATTCCAAGCGTGCCTTGCGCGAACGGGTCTGCGAAATTGTTCTGGCCGATGCCTTTTAGGTAGCCGCGGCGTTTGGCATTACTGCCACCCATGCTGGACCTCATGGTCTCTAATGCCCTCTTTGCACCTTCGTATTCGGGACTGCCGGGCTCGTAGGATTCAAGGACGTTCTGGTAGTGGTCCATGATTGCCTGCTCTTCGCCAGCAAGCTCGTCTCCAACTGCCTGCTCCTTGGCCGCGGCTTCATCTTCTGCTGACTGACGGGCGTATTCATCAGCCTGACCCTGATAGGCGGCTCGCTGGTCAGCTAGGGCCATGTGCATGCCAAGAGTGCCTGCCAGCTTCTCCTTGTTGAGCTGACTCGCAAACATGCTACCGAAGCCTTGCTCCTGACCCTGCTGAGCGGCCTTGAATGCGTTTTCCAGCGGAGAATACTGGCTTTGGATTGCGGCGGAAAGCGTATCGCGGCTTCCACCGCCGCCTCCGAGTTCGAGTCTGTTCATGATTAAGTGGTCTGTGCGGCGTAGCCCTGAGCCCAGATGCTTCCGTAGGCGAGCACTTCATCGGCGGGAGTCTGGGGAGCGTTGCCGATGGTGACTGGGGCTTGGATGCCAGACAAGCTGACGCCGAGGTTGTAAGACTGCCTGACCTGCTGGTCCCTGACTTGGCCGAGGTTATACTGCTCGACGGCGGACGCGGAGGCGTCGTTGACGAGCTGAGACTCGATAGGAACGACAAGGGGCATGGCTGACGTAGCCTGATAGGTGAGTCCCATGATGGTTCCGGCAACCTGACGAGCCAAGTCGTGCGACTGGACTTGCATCTGCTGGTTGGAAAGATTCGTGAACATGCTGACGGAGGTATGGCCTCCGCCGAAATTGGAACTCATCCCGGCGAGGTACTGTGCGTAGGCGACGTTAGGTGCTACTGCGGTTCCTCCGTAGATGTCGGTCTTTACCTGATTGAGGATTGAGTCGTAGGTAGCCCTCGCGCTCGTATTCAGGGTTCCGACTACGTCGTTGTACCTAGTCTTAAGCGTGGTGCCTACATTGAGCTCGGCCGTAGCCCAGTCACCCGTCGGCTCCATGATGTCGGACAGGAGCTTAGCGGTGTACTCAAGTTCCTTCTTCGGGTCTCGGGTAGTGAACGTAAAGCCATGTCCACCCGCATAATTCGGGTACAGCTTGTTCGGGTATGTACCGAGCGAGGGAGGGGTGTATTGAGCAGGAGCTGGCACGACTAGAAGGAGTTAAAAATTGACCGCCCGGCGATGGAGCCATCAACCATGATGGAGTAAATCATCGGAAAGCCCGATTTGACAACGACTTCCACGTTGCATCCCGAACACTTTTTCCCGGCCAAAGCGCGTCGAACCATGCTACCGCCGCCAGAGTTGAGGGAGTCAATCAGATGCGAGCCATCCGGGTTGATGCTCTTGAAGTAAATCTCGACGTTGGACTGCGTGTTGGCCGTCAGCCTGACTAGGACGGCGTCGTAACGCTTGTCCATTTCGGTGCTGAAATTGTAATTACGGGTCCTGACTACGGCCACGTGCATCTCCCCGTCGTCCGAGACGCCCTTCTCAAGCTCGTAAATGAAGCCGTCCTTTCCGACGGCATACGGCTTGAGGATGCCATCCGCATTCCTGATGGCGCAAATCGAGACGAACTCCTTGGTTCCGTAGTCGTCATAGGACTCGAACTTGGCCTCAAGGCTAGGGTCAACGACCAGAATCCTGTTAAGCTTGTAATCGCTCTTATTCGGCAGGAGCAGGTAGTACCTTCCAGCGTAAGCCATGCCAACGGCCTTTTGCATTTCGGCGGCCGGGATGCCAGCGAACTGGTCTTCGATTGCCAGAGAGATGGGGACAGTCCCGTCAGCCATGCCCTTTGCGGCATCCATCATGTAGATTCCCTGATGCCCGAGCCAAAGCAACTGGCCAAGCACCTCAGCAACGGAGTCCTTTGCGAGGATGCCATCCATGGAGCTGACCCTGACGACCTGATGGAAGTGCTCCTGCCTAGGCTCACCCTTCTCAAGGCTCATGGCGGGAGCCATGGCTGGTTCAACCATGTACACGGAGCGGTTACCGAAGGCGAAAAGCTTCCTGTTGGCGTAGGAATAGTGGAGGCTCTTGATTGGGTCGAAGGTTTCCTGAACGAGGGACAGGGTGTCAGGGTTGCACGGCTGGACTCCGCCGTACAAGGAGAACCAGATTTGGTCGTTCTTGGCGTATGCGATGCGACCTAGGCAGTTCGCCGCCGCGACGAAGTCATACTCGCCCTCCCAGTACGCAGTCTTAGAGGCTTCGATGGTGGCTGGTTCAAGGTAGCCATGTCCCCTGACCTTCTGCATGGGCCTAGCGGCAGGGGCTACTGCCGTTACGAGGTTGCTTACGGGCGACCACTTCTTGACGTTGCCAGCGGAGTCCCACATGTGGATGCAATCTCCGGCAGGATTGCCGCTAGGAACCGCATAAACAGGAGTAAATCCGATGGCAGGGGAGGCTTTTGTCATTCCCTCGCGGCGGGTCAGTACGCCTTCGATGTTACGGACGTTCTGTGCGTACTCCATGATGCCCTTTGCTGGGTCAAAGTTCGCGCTGTTAGGGAAACTGTTGAAGCCGTCGAAAGACGTGTCTCCTGCTTGTTGAAATTCTCTAGGCATGTTGTTTAATCCAGAATTCTGGTAGTGGTGCTATTAGTTCTACGGAAGTGATGACTTCATCGAACACAATTCCGCCAGTCCATGGCAACAGGTACGTTTGCCCGTCCAAAGGGCTCACATAGCTGTATGGAGAAGGCTTAGGAGGGTAGCTTGCCGTCTTGGTCTCTGCGTTGGCCTGCGACTTTCCGTCAAAAGTAATGTCGAACTCCCCGTTCGCCGTGATGGGAGGTCCTAGCCCGTATGTATCGTATCCCGATGGAGGATAACCGGGGGCCTGCCAACCCGGAGCCGTCCACGAAACCGACCATGTGTACTTAACCTTGTATGGAATAAACGGCCTGCTGATGTCTTTGGAGTTCCAAAATTTGAAGACAACCTGCCCAGCCGCTTCCTGAGACTTGTCGTATTCGCAGACAGGGTAGCACCAGCCACCGCCAAGCGTCCTGAAAATCTTGTTTTTAGGAATTTCGGAAAGGTTGAGGCCAGAATTGTTAGTTCCGGATGGTCCGCTCATCGGTGGGTCATTCGGTCCGACAGGGCTAATCACGCTTACTGTGTAATTCTTGCTAGGGTCGTTCCAGTTTTCAGCAATTTCCTCGGTCATCCGGTAAATGGACCCATGGAACTGGTCGTATTCTGCGAGCGCCCTGAGGGACTTTGGCTCTGCTGGAGAAAAAGCAGAGTTTCCTGCGTCATCATTCCTGATTAATCCGTCATGAGCCACACCGACGCTAGGCAAAGACGAAAATGTGGTTCCCGGAAGTGCGGTTGACTGATTGATGGACCCAGTTTGTGCAAATTTCGTGAAACTCATACCCTGTAAAAGTAGTAGTTCGCGTAGTTAGTGAACTGAATCTTCTCACCCCACAGCGAGGTAAGGATAAATTGGTTAGTAATGACCCTAACTGGGTCACCGCCTTGCTGAACAGGAGGGTATGTCCTGCCCCTAGCGATGGTCACATATCCCTCCGTAGTCGTATTGACGGGTGGAGCTGTAGCGGAAGCGACGACTTCGACAAGGGTAGGAAACTGCGTAGACGTAGAGGTAATCTTCAAGTACACCCACCAAGGAGTCCCGTTTGCGCTAGGAGACACGGCAGGAATAGATGGGTAATTAGCGACAACGTCCAGCTCGCCCCCGCCGACTGCGGTAGCCACCTTGTTGGTCACAGTACCTGCGGTGACCTTTAGCTTGTCGCCGACAACCACGCATTTGAACGGGTGGTCTGGTTCTGATGCACCACCCTTCGCATAAACAATGTCGCTATGCCAAAGCTGGATACATTGGGTTCCAGCCACCGCCGCCAACTTGAAGTCATAGACCCAGATGTCCTGCTCCGTGGCCAAAGAAAGCACCCATTCTGGGTTTTCGTTGTTGCCGTCCGTGAGCCTGCTTAGAATTACGTAGACAGTCTCTCCTGCGTTCTTGAACTTTCCTTCTGGCCAAAACGCATAACCAGAATCCGGGACATCGACGATGTCGCTGTCTCCATGCTGCACTAGGCCTAGGTTTTGCTTGTACTTCAGCTTTACCGAGCTGGTGAGAAATCCGCCAGACCTAGAGACCGACATGTTCGCCTGAGGGGTGGTCGTGACTACAGCCCCGCCAATCAGGGTCATAGTCGATGGCTTCTTCCTAGGAAAGTTGAACTGTGCGTATTCCTCCGAGTTGGCGTCAAACATGGCCTCGTCGTAGACCCTTCCGACATGGCACCTTAGTCCGTCCTTGTTACGCCATACGCACTCCCAAGGACCAGCTGGAGCTGGAGGAGAAGTCCTTACGTGCACTCCAGCGCGAAGAAGCATGTTCGTCAAGAACCCGTGTAGTACGAGCCGTTTCCGTCAGAGTAGTAATAGGTGTAGTACGTGTTTCCGTACTCGTCCGTGTAGGACTCGCTAAAGAACAGGGTTCCGTAAGAAGCGTAAGACGTAGAGGACTCCCAGTAGGTGCCTCCGTTTCCATCATGGTACTCAGTAGAGCTGTACGAGCCATTCTCGTAGGAGTTTCCGTTGATGGTGATGTAATTAGTGCCACCAGACGTATTCCCAGTCGGGGTTCCGTAGGACGGAGGATTGCCGCCGCTGTTGTCTCCCTCGCTGTAGTACCATCCGTTTCCGTCGGAATAGTAATTATTTCCGCCGAAATTGGTGATGTAAGTTCCGTACGGACTGTATGAAGTCCCGGTACCGCTGGAGTAAACGCCGCCAGTTCCGTCTGCGACAACGTCGTAGTTAGAGGTTCCGACGGAGTAATAATTGCCGTCTGGGAGCTGGATTGTGTAAGAACCAGAACCGGAACCGACAATCGTGCCTTGGTAGAAGTAGGTTACTGAGGCTATTGAGGTTGTGTATCCACCAGAGCCGTTGTGAGAGTAATTCCTAGTTCCATAGCCAATGACGTAGTCAGAGCCATTGAAGGAGGCATAGACATCGACTGGGCTTTCCGAGTAGAACACTCCAGTTTCCGTGTAGAACGTGGTGCTTGAGTACGTCCAACCGCCAGAGCCGTCGTGAACGGAAGAGCTAACGCTGTATCCGCAGTAGTAGTTATTGCTTCCTACTGTGACGTACTGGTCAAAAGTTCCAAGGTTACTGAAAATTACAGTTCCGTATGGCTTGTACTGGATGTTGTAGGCGTTGGCGTAGTCCTCGAACTGACCACCAAGGCCATCAGCTACGACGTTTACGCTACAGTTTTGGGATGGCTGTAGGTTAGGATTATTAGGGTCTGTTGAGACATCGACCTCAAGACCTCCAAATCCTACAGGGTATGTGACATTATTAAGGACGGACAAGATGGTGCCAGCCGGAGGGAAGTCAGGCCCCTCCGTGGTCCCATTGAGGGTGCTGTCATTACGACGCGGACCCCCAAGCCTCCTGTCGCCTTTGAATGGCATCAGGACTCGAAGTAGTAGACGTAGCCTTCGCCGATAGCCCAGAACTCGCCGTTGTAGCCGTTGAGCTCAAACGAGCCGCCGTCATGCTTGGCGGCGTTCTTTTCGTGGGTAAGGCTGATGGGGTCGCCGACGCCGTCGGGCTGGAGGTACATGCCCATGACGATGGTGTCGGACGTATTGACGACGCCGAACACCCTGCGCGAACGGCAGGAGTCCAAGACCTTGGCCTTGGTGACGTTGTTGAAGGTCTTAACGTTGACCTTCGGGATTTGATAAGGGAGGTCCTTGCTCATTTTAATAGGTTCTGAAGTTTATCGGGCGCGTCGAGCCTTGCTGGCGGAGCGTTTGGTCGAGGGCTTGGTCGAGGGCTTTTGCGTAATCGGCCTCGGCGGCTTGGACCGCTTCGAGCTCGCCTGTGGAACGACGGAAGTCGGCGTGGACTCCGTGGATGAGGGCGTTTGCGAAAAGCTTTGGGATTCGGACTCGTTCCCAAGTAAGCGAAGGAATCGTTCCCACGCCTGACGGATTCGTACCATTGTAGACATAAAAATCGCCCTGAACGGCATAACCGGGGACAGGGATAAGGGAGCCAGAGCTGGAGCCTTCGTCGTAGTAGACCTGAGCACCTTTGCTGTAGCTCTGTGCGGCATCATAGGCGGAACCAAACAGCCTAGGGGCATCCATCCTGAACTCGACCCAGACCTCTTCGTCCTGATTGGTCCTTAGGAAGATGTCGTCTCCGACGATGTCGAAGTCCTTCTGGATGGCGTTCACCGCAACAGGGTCCCTGTTCCAGACGGCGATAACTTGGTCGGTGGTCTGAGGCAGGGTAATCTTACGCCTGCTATCGACGTTGGTCGTAGGAAGCTTGGAGTAGTACTTCAGGTCAGTCCATTCGTTGGACTCCCAGATGGCCCTGAGCCTCATCGAGGCGAAGTCCCTGACCATGGCAAACCTGTCAGGGGTGGTCAGGTTCCTGTCCAGACCGCAAAGTTGCAGGCTGGCATGGAGGACATCGCTGAAATAGGCCGAACGCATTAAGAAATTGAACGGCCGAAGCCGTCTACGAGCAGGGTGGTCTTCTCCGCTTTGGAGTTAACCCTGCACTCCGGGTTGTCCCTGAGGAAACCCTTCATGAAATTGTCGTCACGCCAACAGGCGTATCCGAGTCTCTGTCCCCAGTAATGGTAGGACTCTTCAGGGATACGCGCTGTCAGCTGGCCCAGACCTTCAACGTGACGATGTTGAAGCTGATTCAGTTGACCCAGAGCCTTCTTGGTGGCCTCGGCTTGGGCTTTACGGAGGTTCCACCCGGTACGAAACTCCTCCAGCATGCTGGGTAGGAGCTCGTCCGGGATGGATTCATGGATGGACTGAATGCCAGCCATGCCTCTGTTGGTTACGACAGGTTGGACCTGTAGTCGAACATACCGAAGGTCAGGGGGCTGTGGACGAGCAGAGCCGCCATGGCCTCCATCATGCGACGAGGACCGCCGCCGTTTTCGGTGAGTTCGCGAACCTGAGCGATGTTACCGCCGTAGCGGACTTCGAGGTAATCCCACGGGATGACGAAGCCCTTGCACTTGGCGTTGTCGGCATGCAGGTTGGCACGGACCTTAGCCAGAGCGAAGGCGGCGTTCCTGTCAGCGGCAGACGACGAAGCGGCGGCGATGACGAGGTTGTTCGCGGTGAGAGCACCCTGCTGGGCTGCAATCATCGTAGCCTTGGCGGCTTCGAGACCGGACGCGCCGACAGTAATGACGCCAGCGGTGTTGCCGTCGCCAGTCTGAGCCTTGACTCGGTTGGCTTCGGACGACGTGCGGCCGTCATAGAGCTTGAACTTCTGGACGCCACCTTCGGTGTATTCCTCGATGGTGTACGGATTGACGCCAGCGTGGAGGAACTGGGTCGGGATGAGCGCGAGCTTACCGAAGTCGCCCTCGAAGTAATCGACGGACGCCTTGATGGTGTCGGCCGAAGCATCGCGGGTCGAGCGGATGCCGGTGTTGGAAGACGGGCCAGCAGGGGCACGGGTCGTGTAGACCAGTTCCGTGAACTGACGCTTCAGCTTGGTACCGACAACGGCTTCGTGGTTCTTGAACTGGCCAGTCTGCTCATAGACCGAGGTCATGAGGTCCTGAACAGTATTCTCGTTCAGGGTATCGACGGAAGCGCCGGTACCGATGATGGAGGACTCAGGGGTGACGAAGTTCTCGTCGATGGGGCGGATGGACTGGTTCTGGACGCCATACTTGTCGGCATTGGTCGTCGCGATAGCCTTGTCCTTCTTAATCCACGACGTGAGGCATCGGGTGCGGTACGGGGTGGTGCCGTCGTCGATGGCGGGCAGGATGTCCGAGGTGAAGGTGATTTCCATCGAACGCTTGAGGTCGATGGTGGCCTTCGCCAGCTGACGGGACAGTTCATCCTTCACACCAGCGAGGTTGAGGATGTCCTGAGTCAGGTTGGAGACGTGAACGGCACGGCGGAACAGGTGGATGTTGTTTTCAACTTCCGTCCTGTAACCGAGGGTGTACTGCTTGAAGTCCGAGTTGGTGCTCGGGTTGGTCGGGTCAACGTCCTTGCCGTCAAGGATGCCGAGCTCAACGGAGGGGTCCGGGTTGCGGTCCACCTGCCAGCGGAAGGTGGTGTTACCCGGCTTGGAGCCGCGGCGAGCCATCGAGGAGATAGGGGTCTCCTTGGCATCGACGTTGGTGATGAGGTCCGAGAGCTCCTCGCGGATACCGACTCGGGCGCCCTGAAGCGGACGCTGGTTCTGGAACTGGGACTCGAATAGGGAGGCCATAGTGATGATGATTAGGTCTCAGATGAACTTGTTTCGGAACACGTCAGAGAGGTCATCGAGGGAGGAGGATTGCCTGTACCTGCTTTCCGCGAGCTTAGCTTTGACGGCGTCGGGCTTTTTAGCCGACGACGGCGGGGCGTAAGACGTGGTGGGCTGGACAGGGACTCGCTGGCTGATACCACTCTTGGCGGCTTGCTTCTGGCTCTGGTATGAGGCCATGCCTGAAGCGAGGTGGGCGGCGTAGATTTCGTAGTCAGGGTACTTCTTGATTTCAGGGACGGAGTCCACGAACCTATTGGCCATGATGGTCCTAGGGTCGGTCTTGTCCTTGAGCCAAGGGAATTCCTTGCGAGCCGCGGCCTTGAAAGCCTTCGACTTCTCTACGTAATCCAACTGCTTGGGCAGGTAGTCTTCCATGGCACGGATTGCGTTAACTTTCGCCTTCGCAATCGATTCCTTGTCAACTGGCTCCTGTCCGTCCTCGTAGTAGCCATCGGGGTATCGCTCACAGAACAGTCGGATTTCCTTCTGCCTCTCGTACTCGGCCTGAATTTTCTCCTCGTCGTCGAACGCGCTGAATGGATTGTTGGCGTTGGCGGTGGGAGCGGCCTTGGAACGCTTGAGAGACTCAAGTTCCTCCTCCAGCTTCTGAGCTCGTTCCTCTGCTTCCTTTCGCAGAGCAGTCAGCTTGGAGATACGCTTGTCCACGCCCTTGGGCTGTGGACGACGCTCATCCTCGTACTGCTCTGTCGATTCTTCTTCCGTATCCTCGGCTTCGACTTCGGACGCATCTGAAACGTCCTCGTCAGCCACTTCCTCAGTTTCATCGGTCTGAGGTTCCGATTCTTGCGAGCCGTCCGCAAGAGCCCTTCCAAAGAATTGGGAGAGCTTTTCATCATCAGCGAGGTCGGCACGCTCGCTTGGTTGGGCCATGAGCTGATTAGCCTCGGGCTCAAGTCCGAGGGATTCGGTGTTATCCGGATTATTAGGGTCCATAGTCAGCGTTACTTAGCACGCAGAAGTAGTCGAAAGGTTGTTCGTTAGGGTCAGGACACAAGCCGCATCAGGTTCGCGAATCGGTTTGATTCGGATTGGATGGCTTTTCCCTCAGGGTTACCTTGAGCATGTAGTCCCGGTTAGCCTGAAACAGCCTGAGGATGTCGTTGAACGCAGAAACCCTGCCAGCGGCGTGAGCCCTAGCCTCTCCCGTAGTCTGAGGAAGCATCAGGGAGACTAGGTCGTTCTGGAAATTCTCATCGGTGATGATGAGAACGGCCTTGTACAGCTCCTCCGCGTCCTTGTTGACGAATCCGAACGCCTTGGTGTTTGGGTCGATGTTGTCCATTGATTAAATCATGCCCATTCCCTGAAGCGGAGAGGGGACTCCGCCTTGCTGGGGGGCCTGCAACGGCTGTTGTTCCTGCTCGGCCTGAGCCTCGCCGACCTCCTGCTGAATCTGCTCGGACGCAGGAGTGACTCCAATTCGGCCGATTTCCTTGTTCTTCTGCTGTTCAACGGACATCTGCAGGTTCTTCTGGTAGTTCTCCAGCAGAATCTGGAAGATTCGGTCAGACTGTGCGGCAGAAGCGGCCTTCGGATTCTTCTGAAGGATTTCCTGCAGATAAGCCATCTTGGATTCGGCGGACGGGTCGTTTTCGACGTACAGGGCTTCGTTGCCGAGCATCATCAAGGCGACGTCGTTCATGACGTCCTTGTACATCTTCTGAGACGCGGTGGTCTGGTCGATGACAAGTTCCCTCGCGGCGTCCGGAGAGATTGCTTCGATGACGAGCTTGACGAGCTTGTTCCTATCGATGACGCCTCCGCTGTCGAGCGGGACGACAGTTTCGACGATTGCGCGAAGTTTCTCCATGACGAACTCGGGGTCGGTATCGCGAACGTCGAAGCGGACGTTGAAGTCGTACTGGCTGTGAATTTCGGACATGTTCTGCTTGAGCGGAGCTCCCGTGATGCGGGTGACTTCCTCTTCAGGCATGAACTGCAGGCACAGGGAGAACAGTTGCTTGTACGCCTGAGTCCAGAAACCAAGCCAGTTGTTGACCTGAAGTTGCTGGAGCATCCTGACCTTGTTTGGGTCGATGGTTTCTCCAACGATGAAGCCGTAGAAATTGCCAAGGTTGGTCTCAATCTGCTGGATGACGCTGATGGCCAGCTCGGCCTTGCCCTGCGGAGGCTCCATGAATGTGTAATCATCCTTGGTGGAGACTGGAAGAACCTGACCGGGTGCGATTCTGTTCAGCGCTCCGACCCTTTTGACCACCTTGACGGCGGGCATAATCTCAAGAGCCACCCTATCCCTGAAGGAATCGTGCATCGCCTTGACCTCGTCCTGCTCGGTCTTGGAGATTTCAGGGATGCCCCTGCTCTCCGTGACCTGACGACGGGTCATCTCAAACCTGATGGCTACGAACGGATACTCGCCGTGGGCGTAATTCAGAAGCTCCTGAAGGGCGTACAGCTCGCTACCGACATGCGGAGAGAAGACTGTGTAGTAGATTGCAGGAACGCCGGTTTCGTCCAGCTGTCGGTAGTAAGCCCAGACGACCTCAATCAGGTTGTCGCCACGCTGGATGTTCGAGTTGAGCATCGTGGTGGTCGGAACGAGGTTCGGGTCGTTGAAGTAGAAGTGGTTGCCCATCGTCTTGGCCGCGGCCTCGATGAACTCGGGGCTCCACCCGGCGTTTTGGGCCATGGAGCGGAGCTCGACTTCGGTCATGTACTGCCTCCTGAAGATTACGCGGGCCTGCTGAAGGTCGGCGGTCTCAGGAGGGAAACAGACCTCGTCGTACGGCTTTAGTGCCGTGACCTTGGGCAGGTTCTTCTGGACGTAGATTTCCTCAAGCTCCCCCTGACCCTCTTCCCGCATCTTCTTGACGAACTTCCTGAGGTCCTTCGCCTTCATCATCGGGAACTTTTCCTTGATGAGCTCGATGGCGAACTCCTCCTTTTCGGGGTTCATGATTGCACCGATGAGCTTGCCCGTCTCTCCGGTGCCGCCCATCTGCTGTTCCTGCTCCTGAACTGCGTAAAGCTCTTCCATCGTCAGCGACTGCTTCCTGATGCCGAGCTGTCGGTCCCAAGTAATCTGGGCGATGGACCAGCCGTAGGTCAGCATGTAGTCGGCTACTAGCTCAGCCTCACGCTGGACCTCAGCCCTGAGCTTGGTCTCGATGAGCCAACGCATGAGGTTGGTGGCGCTGGAGGCGGCCATCGTGTCGCTAACCTCGGTTCCGCCAACCTTGAGCGTTGAGGAATTGTAGGCCGTCATGAGCATGGCCTTCTGGTCACGGATAAGCCTATCGACTAGGCGAACACGGACGTCGGAGGCACCCTCGAACGGGAAGGCCGGGTCGCCTTCGGGGCGGGCCCAGCTGTGCTTCTTGCCGTCGTCGGTCTGGCCGGGCCAGCGAGCGTAGCGGACATCATCGGCCCAAGACATCTTGGAGACCATCGTGCCGTGGTATGCGGAACGCTCGTACTCCTCAAGGAGCACCTTGATGTCAGGCTTCCTCTCATGGTAGACGAGAGGGTCGCGGAGATACTTGTTGTCTTTAAGCCTGTTGCTCATTCTTGGGAGGGGTAGAGTTTACTTTGAGGAAATTTTCGATGTCGTCTCGGTAGAACATGTGCTGTTTGCCGACAGTCGTGAAGACGCGGAGGGCTTTTTGCCTGCGGAGGCGGATTAGCGTGGTCTTGGAGAGACCATAGTGCTCGGCGGCTTCGGCCAGCCTGAGCAGGGGCGGGATTTTGTTGTTCATGTCAGTAAGAGCCTCCCCCGATTGCCTTGTACGAGTCGCTACCGCCGTAGTCGGGTTGCATGACGGCGATGTATCGTAGTGCGTCGATTGGGTCTTTGGACGCACCCTTCTCGTTGTCCAGACCAGTCCACTCGCGCAGGCACCACATCAGGTTGTGGCACTCCTCGGAGATGAACAGCTTGGGCTGGTTGATGGCTGAAATTTCTTGGTTCTGGTCGTAGGCGAACCAGTCGTTGATGATGGAAATGCCCTCCTCAAGCCTAAGACCAGCGGCTGGAGTGAAGTACATGGCGAACGGCTCCTCATCCAATAGCTGAAGAAGCGTGGTTCCGCCCTCTTTGTTGATTACAGGAGAGCCTGCCGCCCTCGGGTCGATGTACCTTTCGGCGATTTCTTCGCCTTCTTCGAGCGTGAGGATGTGTTCCTTGATTTCCGAGAGACCCATCCCCGCACCTTGCTTCTGGGCAGGTCCGGGACGCCCGTCTGGCTTTTCCGACGGCAACGCCCATTCGCCCATGCTGATGTCTGGCCACTCTCGGTAGACATACTTGTTTCCGAACTCATCAATACGTAGCCACACCATGAACCAATTTCTGGCTCCAGCAGGGTCCACCGCCATGTAATTGGTTCCCTCTTTCGGGATTTGGTCCGCAGGGATGATGTTTGCTTCTCCGAATCTCGGGAATTGGGAGCCAGCGAGCGATTCCGCCCAGCCGTACGCACGGATTTTGACTTCATAGGGGCCTCGTCCTCTCAAAGCTAGCTTGATTTGCTCGAACGGAGAGTACTTATTCAGGATTGAATGGAACCAGATTACATTAGCGCTACCCTTGGAGCACTCCGCTATGTATGGCATGTGGCCCTTAGGAATCCCCGGCACGTTCTGAGTCTCTGGAAGTAGGTCGGCAAAGCGGGTCTTTTTGATGCGGCACCCGGCGACGTAATCCTTGACGACTGGCGTGAAGCCCGTGATGGGCGTGAACGTCAGAATCATCTTGCCGCTTCGGGTGACAAGTCGGTAGCGGAGCGTCTCAATCCAGTCCTGCGGGACAAGCTCATCGCACCAAATCAGGTCAGGTTCGCCACCTTCGATGACCTTCTTCTCCTGCCCGTAGTTCATGAAGAAGCATTGCGAGCGGTTAGGAAGGACGAACGTGGCGTCGGTGAAGCCGTTCTTCTGCGAGTACTGGATGTTCGTGACCTTGGTCTTCTTGGCGTTCTTGAACTCAGGAGGCATGTACTTCCAGATGACGGCCTGTTGCATCTGGATGGAGGTCTGGGACGTTGTGTGCAGGCACCAAATTCTGGAATTAGGCCTAGTGCAAAGCAGTTGCATCACCCTCTTTGCCGCGTACTCCGTCTTTCCCGCTCGATTTCCGCCCATGATGAGTAGCTCGTTGCCGCTCATCAGTAGCTTGTCAGCGTCAGCCCAGCTTTCAGGCTCGTAGCCGTGCCTGTACGGGTCGGCGATTTCTGCCTGAATCTTCTCTTCGCGCCTCTTCAGGACTTCGGCGGTCTTCTCAGGCCCAATCGCTTGGGCAAGCGAGACTACTTCATCCTCCGTAGGAAGGTGAATGATGGGGTGCTTCGTGAGTCGCAACCCTGCCACGTTCACCACATCCAAGCTCATTCATCCTCCTCCTCCATGTTGGAGTAGGTGGCCGCCAGACCTGCGTCGTATTGCTTGAGGTTAAGGACTGGGAACGCACCATTGAAGGTAAGTGCCCTGAATCGGAACGGACCAGTGGTCACGCCAGACGCCGGGACGCCCATCATCGGCACGAAATTCCTCATGTTGCCAATTGCCTCCCTCGCCAGACGCGAGTTAACGCCCGAAGTGCCAACTCGGCCGAAGGCCGAAGTAAAATTTTTTGAAGACTTGATTGTAGACTTCGCACCGCCCCCAGAGAGGTCTCTCTGTGGCGGGATACGCTCAGTCTGCTTGACCATGCCAGTAGTGGCAGGGCCTTGGAGATTAGCCATCGGGTGGTCTCCCCAATAGGACTTACGGCCCTCCAGAGCCTTGTTGCTGGCTTCGAGCTCAGTCCAATGCGTGAGCTGACCCAAGCTGTTCCTCTCGAAGGAGGATTCCAGCTTGGCGTCGCCCCGCGTACCCATCTTTCGCTCAAGGCTAAGAATCGCCGCCGGGTCCAGCCTTGGGTTATCCCCGCTGGAAGTGATGACGTCCTTATCCTCGGCCATTTAACCGACGATGGAATACCAGATGTCCTTGAGCTTCTCGGAGTATCGGGCGCCGACGTAGACGCCGCCGAGGAAGGTGACGGATGCGATGATGAGCGTAATCATTTGAACGGGTCGAATTTGGAGCGTTCGCCGGGGGCGTAGGTCTCGCCACGTCGCCATTGGTTGACGCGGCCGAGCTCGTTGTTGACTTCGAGGGTATGCTTGTTGCCGTACCTGTCGGTCTTCATCTTGCGACCCCTCTGAAGGGTGCTTTCGGAGAGACGAAGTTCTTCGAGCTTGGCGAACGGGATACCCTGCTTTTTCTTCGTCCAAGCGGAAGACAGACCCTTCGCGGAGTCTGGCTTCCCGAGGACCTTGCCACCCGTACTGAAGAGTTTGGCGGCGGAAGAAAGAAGCTTACGGGGAATCTTCATCGAGAGGCGTTCTTCTGTCGCTGGTAGTGGTTCTGCAGGGCGTCGTTGGCCCTGTGGACGCCATAGCCAGCGGCGATGGAGCCAGCGGTGATGATGCCAGCACGGCGGTTCTTGGACATGCCGCCCGTCGAGTTGCCGTAGATGTCCCTGTTGCCACGCATCTTGTTGGCCTGATTGACGATGCCCTTATGCTTGCCAGCCCAATCGTTGTAATCGGAAGGCGAGACGCCGCCAGCAGGACGCGGAGGCTTGTTGATGATGCCACCGCCACTAGACTTCGGCTTCTGCTTGGTCATGTAGTTCTTGTACTTGTCGGCGCGAGCCTGAGCCGCGGCCATGTCCTCAGGAGTAGCGACCTTGGTCTTAGGCTTGCCGACGGGAACGGCCCAATTCTTGCCATTGGAACCGGGGCTAGAGGCCGAAGCCCTGCGGGCCATGCCGTCGGAGATATTCTTCTGCTTGGAGACTCGTCCAGCGTTGTCACGGCCGACGCCCTTGAGCATGTCGCCGACAGTATTGTAACGGCCAGCGTTATCGAAATTGCTGACGGGCTTGCTGTAAGGCTTGAGGTCGCTCAGGTGCAGATTGCCACGACGACCAGCGTCGTAGCCAGCTCGGGCGTCCTTGACGCCTCGCGCGGCCGCGGCACCAGCGTTGTTGACCGCGTCGCGAGCACCGCGAGCACCCTTGATGGTCGCGGCTTGCGTGTTGCGAGTAGCGGCACCGAGGTCATCTACCTGTTTGCCGATGCCGGAAGCGAGCTTCTTGGCACCAGAGCCGAGCTTCTCGCCAATCTTGCTACCGAGTTGAGTGAGGTACCTTACGCCTTTGCCAGCGAGGCGACCTGCTTTGTACGGATTGATAGCCATGGGCTTTTTATTTGGCGGCGGCGGTTAGCACCGCTTTCCACCTTTCTTCTTGGTGTTCTTCTTCATTGCTGTGGAGAATTGCGTTTGATGAGAGTGTTCAGTCGGAGGATTGAAGTCGGGCGATGCTCGCAGAAAAATTTGCCTCCGCGATGCTTAACCACGATAGGCATGCGCGCTTTGAACGGCCTTGAGTCGAAAACGTTGCAGAAGACCGACTTTCCGTTCTCGAGCTTGACCAGCATGACGCGGCGATTGGGGTAATCGCATCGGATTACCTCAGCCTTCTCGATGGTCTCCGGGTCGGCCTCCGCGGGCTTCATGACGACGATTTCGGCAGGCTTGTCGGCCTGAGTCCTCGCATGCACCTCAATCAGGCCGAACTTGGCGACGACCAAATTCCAGCCGTTCTCGGTGAACACGACTGGACACGTCCTGAGCGGTCTGGAGCCCTGAGGCATCCGTTCCCAATGTTCGCCCTCATTGAGCGATTTGCGGAAAGCGACCAATTCGTCCTTAGGGACGCCGAAACGCTCTACTACGTCAGATTCCTTCCATTGGACGAAATCGCTCACTTGCTCAGATGGTCGATGACCGCCCCCATTAGCGTGGAATCGATGTGTTCGGCCCGCTTCACCCAAACGCCCAAAAATGGCTTATCGGTGCGAAACTTCATGACCTTGCCGAAAACGACCTGACAGTCGTCGTACCAGAATCCGCAGTTCGTCAGCGAATCGCACACGGCCTTGGCCAAGTTGTCAAAGTCCGGCCTCGTCGCCATGTGGACAGTCTTGCCCTTGTCGGCCAAAACGTTCGGAAACCCGAAATACAGAGTCAACTCCAGCGGTCCCGTGTAGGGCTTGTCAGGAGCATGCTTGGAAGCCTTCAGCTCAAACTCCTTCATCCAAGCCTTGATGGCCGACTTCGTGGTCTTGCCCACGAACATCCGGTTGTCCTTGGTCTTCAGGATTCGCAGGTCCGACTGGTGAGTCGTCTTAATCGGGACGATGTCCACGATGAACTTGCGCTCGAAATAGTTGGGGATGTCCTCAGCCATTGGTTGACAGTCATCAACAAGACTCACAGCTTGTCAACAATGGACAACGAGAGACTTGATACCAACCCCTCTTCCAATCATTCGGCCAAGAGGGTATCCAAGGAACGACGCGACAAGGTCGAGGAACTGCTTCGCGCTGGCATGCCCATCCTCGACGTAGCCAAGGAGGTCAAGATGTCCCCCAACAACGTCATGGCCATCAAGAAGACCATGCCAGAGACCACCGGGCTACAGGACGAGTTCAAGGCGACCACAGTCCGCAACCTAAAGGCCTTCGTCCAGAGGGCTTCCCAGAAACTGGTCGATGAGCTGGACAACCTCCATGTCAGCCAAGTCCCCATCGCCATGGGTATCGCCATCGACAAGATTCAGACCCTCCAAGACCAGCCTCAGGCGGTGGTCGAGCATCGTTTTAGCATCAGCCACGAAGCCCTGTCGGCCATGCTCAAGTCCAAGGGCAAGGGGGTCAAACTCGACTCGGACGATGCCATCGAGGTCGAACTGGGCCAGAAGAGGCCCGAAAGCACGGCCAAGTTCCTGTCTTGGGCTCAGGACCCTAAAGCTTTTTTGGGCAAAACGGAATCAGATGACAATCCGTCACCAGATTTCCAATTCCCGGACGTTGGACCCCCCCCGCCCCCTTCAGAACCTGAGCCAGAAGGTCAGGATTGAATTTCGCACAACATGAATTATGTCTAGTTGGACCTGATTCATGACCCAATCACACACGATTAGCGTGTCAAAGCGGTTAGATGAGGCTGAGGGGCTTGACATGGGGGGTCTCTATTCTAGGGTTACCATGGGTCGCGCGTCGGGTCATCTAGGGTCATGTCCCTTCAGGCTCTAGGATGGCCTAGGAAGCCCGATTAAGGTCTAGGCTAGGTGATGTCATGTTCACTTCACCATCCTGCCTTGGACGGCAAATGGTAAGGTCCTGCAAGCAATCAGCCAGAGGGACGGGATAGGCATCAGGATGACCTTGGCGGCACTATCGTCGCCGCCTGAGACCAAGCGAGCCCCGAAACTGGCCGGTGTCCTGATGGCCTGACGCAAAGCCTCCTTAAGGTCTTGGACAGGGAGGACAAGGCACATGGCTGGGACATCATTGAGCTTGAAGATGTGCACCCAGTAATCGGCCTCCGTGATGGCGATGCCTGATGCCTTGCCTCTGCACTCGTACTCGAACACGGCATTGCCTGTGGTGGCCCATGTGTCTCGTTCGGTCTTCACCTCGACCTTGGCTTGGTCTGTGCCTAGCCAAGCGAGCCAGCGCTCGCCCTCTTGACCATACTGCAGGTCGATGTCGAACTTGGCTCTACTCGAGCCAGAGGAGCGGGATGCCGAGTTGTCGTAGTGAGTCATGGTGTGCGTAGATGAGGTTCTCGTACCGGGTGCCTGTGGCCATCTTGCGTGATGCCATGGTGCGGGTGTAGCCGACAGAGGTGAGCGGCTTGGTGACGTAGGTATCGAATGTGACCATGCTAGGGCAATGGTCTGTGAACGTCCTACGCAGGCCCTGCATGCGTGGTATCTTGGCGAGTATGCTCGGGCCTAGTGAGTAGCATGCGTAGATGAGCTGAGGGCTGGGAGGAGCTCCGTGGCTGGTCCGAAATTTGTCCACTATGGCCCTGATGAACGTAGTTGCATACTCTCGGGCCACTCTGGGCTTGAACGCATCATGGTAGGGATACACAGGCAGGCACAGCTTAGCCCTCATGTCGCTGATGTCATTCCACGCACTCTGGTGTATCTGAAATGCACCTATGGCCGGGCCATCGAGATGTGTCTTGTCGCCGATGGCGTTCGGCTGGTTGTCTGATTCGATGAGTGCAATGGCGTGCGCTAGCGCTCGCTCATCTGCGTGAATGCTAAGATGCATTGGCTTGCGTTGGCTCGGTATCCGGGTTGGGGTATGGCTCATGGCAACGCACAAACCAAAAGGGAAGAAGAACAACGACGCGACCAATCCAGCTCGCAAGCAACTGGGCAAGAGTGGAGTCGAGGCGTTCATTGATAAGACGAAGATGTACGACAATGACGAGGTGAGCAAGATGCTAATGCTAGAGCCGCGCGAGTGGCTGGACTACGCATGCATCGGCGTCGCCGAAGAAGCGAACGGCACATACAGAGCCGTCTACGACCTGAACATTCTTGAGTACGCATATGCACTCTCGTTCGCGTATGATGAATTCAAGTACAAGAGTTTCGACAAGCTCATCATCGCGATGTCGCCTGAGCATGTGGACATGGCCGAGGAGTGGGTCTCGTATAATACAATCAGAGGGGCGGGCTACATGGGCCCTACAGCACCCCTATTCGTGCGTTCCCATGCTGGGGACGACTGGCAAACCGGGGAAAAGTGGGGTAAATAGGCAACTGGATTGCGTTGTATATCAGCGACTTACGTAAATCACATAAATTTCTGACTACATACGCTTGACCCACGACAATCAGAGCACATGGTGAATGGAGTCAGCTGATGAGGCTGACGCTGTTCATTCAAACATTTCGGTGGGGCGATACGGGCTATCAACTAGGATTCACATTCCTAGAACAAGGGTTCAAGTCCCTTCCTCACCACCACTTCGGGGATGCTTGGTAGGCCTGTTCAACCTTACATCGACACACGCTCGGGTTCGATTCCCGACATCTCCACCACTCTGGCGCGACTTAACACCGGGCCTTGGCTACCATCCTCAATTACGAGGTGCCTAAACGCCCCTAGTGGGGCAACTCTTTACGAGGTCTTGAAACGTGTATGGTAGCACGTCCAAGCGTAAGTCGGTCTAGCATTGCCGAGCCTCACCACTCTCGCCCGCAAGGGCACAACCACAACACACAACACACACATGCACATCAGCATCAACACGCTCATCGCCATCGCGGCGGCTCTGGACCTCGCTTCCTTCATCGGAATCATCGTCCTCATCGCCCGATAAGTGAGCGGGCCCTTCGGGGCCATAACTTTCCAACCCAAACACACACACACCATGAGTAACATCATCACCAACATCAACCACGCCGTCGAGGTCAACTCGTTCAGCATGGTCAACACCAAGTCCGTCGAGAGCCGCAAGGCCCTCTACGACAGCATCGAGCGGGACCTGAAGGCCATCTTCAGCGAAGTCACCGGGTTCGACTTGAGCGAAGGCTACTACCTTCACTTCAACAAGAACGATGACGGAAGCTGGAAGACCGACCTGCATGTCAGCATCCGACAGGATGATGCGTACTGGGAGTCCACGCTTCGCCCGAGGAACAATGACCTTGAAAACTGGTGCATCCTGCCTGAGGTCGAGCACCTGCACGACAAGGGCCGAATCGCCAACTATCCCTGCCACCTGTGCTCCATCTTCAGCATCGAGGCCGAGGTCGGTGACCGCTGGTCCAAGAAGACCAAGCTGAGCGTCGGCACCGAGTACGGAGCCCACCATTACATCACCAACGAAAATCGTGATGCCATGAAGAACGGAAGCGACAAGGAGTATTGCCCTCGCCTTAACTCGTACAGCGCGTTCAAGCAAATCAAGGGCTCGCAGGAGTACGGCTACAACCAAATCAAACTGGATAAGGCCTACCGACTGTTCAAGTTCTACGTCCAGCAGTTCTACGCCCGCATCAAGGAAATCAGCGAAGGCTACTCGCTGGCCAAGGCCAAGGCCGAGCCGCACAACGAGTACCTCAGCAAGGTCAAGGCCTTCGACTCGAACCTGAAGCAACTGAACAAGCAACTGTTCGACAAGTTCAACCCTGAAGCGAACGACAGGCAGTATCGCCCGGACTACGTCACCATCGGAAGCGAACGTATCTGGCTCATGAACGCCGACCTCCAGAGCCCCGACAACATCGACATCGCGGCTCAGATTCTCGAACTCATCTCCAAGCTGAAGTTCAAGAAGGAGTAAAACCTTGTGGGTCGCGTTACGGGTTTAGTATTCCCCTGTAACGTGCGTAAGCGGTCTAGTACCCGGCCCACATCCCCTTTCATCATCATGCACATGTATCAGAATCCGGTCCTTGATTGGGCCATCAACGGCAAGGGCGAAGCCCCTTCGCTGGCCAAGGCCAAGGCCTTGCTCAAGGTCCTGCAGGAATCCGACAAGGACGCCCTCAACCTCATCATCGACCTCGAAGACCGCCACAAGCGTGGCCTCGAACTCAAGGCCAACATCGAGCGTGGTATCGCCAACGTCGAGAAGTACATCAATGAAAAATCCAAGCCCAAGGCCGAAGGAGAATCCGAAAAGCCCTGAGGCCCTCAGGCTCTGGCAACAGGCTAGGCTTGCATACGCACTCTACTCTGAGTACGCATACAGCAACGACCCTTACAACGAGGCACTAGCCCTCAGCGCTTATGACCTGTGCCAGCACAGCATGGAGCGAGCGAAGGTCGCCAGCCGCACTTTCACCCAACCCAACAAATGAAACACTACGACACGCACGGAGAGAACGTCATCAGTCTCAAGATTGAGAACGCGAAGCTCCTGAACCTCAGCGAGCAGGAGTACAGGCCGATGGAGGCGTTGAACCAGTCCTACATCAAGGACATCCACAACGTCTCGCCCTCGTACGCCGAGTACAGGCTCAAGAACCCGGAGGTCGGCCCTGCCCTGCTGTTCGGCTCCGCCCTGCATCATTACGTCCTCGAACAGAGCACGTTCTACGGACACTACGCCGTGGCTCCGTCCTGCGACAGGCGTACTAAGCTTGGAAAGGAGACGTGGGAGGCCTTCGTCGCTGAGAACGGCGATAAGACTGTCCTCAAGGAGGAGGACTTCCACACCATCCATGCGATGTACAAGTCCCTAGGCACTCTGTTCCAGAGCCATGCCGTGGGCTCCAAGTACGTCGTCGAGCATTGCATCGTCGCCGATGCCGTCGTCTCGGAGGGCGAGTTCAAGGGCGTCCCGCTCAGGCTCAAGGCCAAGTTCGATTGGCTCAGCGAGTCTGATGACAAGCTTGTGACCAAGGACCTCAAGAGCATCGCTGACATTACGTCGGTTGCGTCGGCGTCGTACAACAATGGCTGGGCCATCCAGTCTGGGTTCTACAGCGACCTCATGACGGCCTACAAGCCCGTGCCCAACGACTTCTACTACATCCCTGTGAGCAAGGAGCCGCCCCATGACGCGCGAGTGTTCAAGGTCAGCGAGGAGATGCTCATCATCGGACGCAAGAAGTACCTGTCCGCCATCCACAAGATGCTCTGGTGGCATGCCAACGGACGCCCGGAGACTGCCGCCTTCCACGGCATTGAAATTCTCAATGGCTAAGGACTTTGAGTTTAAGGGCATCTGGATTCCGGCCCGCGTCTTTCTGGACGCGAGGCTGACCCAGTCCGACAAGTTCCTGTTCGGGGTCATCCACATACTCTGCAACGAGCGTGGATGCTTCGCTACCCGCGAGAGCTTGTCCGAGTACATGAGCCAATCCGTCCGCAACACCCAGTACAGCATCAGCCGCCTGATGGACTGTGGCTACGTCCGTAAGGACGACGATGGCGTCCTCTGGGACATCATCAGCCATACGCTGGACAGGGGTGAAAAACCTTTCACCGGAGGGGTGAAGGTTTCTTCACCTAAGGGGCGAAGAAATTTTCACCCAGATAGTAATAAGGATGGAAACAAGGTTATGGAAAAGGCGGAGGACTCTTCTGAGCCTGTCTTGGTCAATGATTCCTTCATCCGCAAGGACACCAAGCTGGCCGAGGTCTGGGACCGCTGGCTAGCCTTCCGACGCTCCCGTCGCTGGCCCACAAACAACGAGTACATCGAACGATGGAACACCTGCTTCACCTCTTGGGGCGCTGGCAAGGCCGCACAGGCCGTCGAGCAGAGCCTCCTGCAGGGCTGGCAGGGCATCTTTGAGCCCAAGAAGGGCTTCCCCTCCAACGAACCACCAAAGACCGACCATGACCACGCCAAGGGCTTCTGAGCCACCGCTCTGCCGGAACTTCAACTGCAACAACCCGGCCCACATCCGGGAGTACGCCGAGAACATCCCTATCTACGAGACCCTGTGCAAGCCGTGCATGGTCGCTTGGGACAGGATGGTCCTATCCCATGGCATGCCCAAGGAGCCCAAGGCCGAGACGCCCATGCCCGAGTTGTTTGCCGACACGGACCCGAAGAGGCTCGGTGAGCTTGGCATGGTCGCCATGCATTACCTGCCGAGCGGGAAGGGACTGCTCATCCATGGCACCACCCGCAAGGGCAAGACCCGGACGGCTTGGTACATCGCCAACAGGCTGTGGAACGAGAACAAGTACAAGAACCGCTACCTGTTCCTCACCATGTTCGAGCTCGAAGCTCGCATCGCGGCCTCATGGGGCAACAGCACATGGGACAAGACCATGCTCCACATGACCAACGTCCCGCTCCTGTTTCTCGACGACTTAGGCAAGGAGAAGATGACTGACCGCATTGCGTCGTGCCTGTTTGCGCTGATTGACCAGCGTACCATGCACAAGCGTAGCACCATCATCACCACGAACCTGACCGGAGATACCCTGCTGGAGCGATTCCATGACAAGGAGACCGGAGCCGCGTTCGTCGCTCGACTCAAGGACAACGACCTGTTTGAACGGGTGGCCGCACGATGAGCCCAGCACTCTACATCGACCCAGAGAACAGGCTCTCTAGGGTTCCGTACAAAGTTCCGAACAACACGCACTACGTCACGCTCGCCCAATACCAGTTGATGGAACTGCAACTCAAGGCCGAGGTCGAGCGGCTGACCAATTGTAAGTCTGAAGCCGACCGATTGAAAACCGAGGTCGAGCGTTCAACTGCTTGGGGTCGTGGGCTTGAGTCCGACCTGTCCCACGCAAGGGTCGAAATCTCGTTCCTCAAGGCTGAGGCTGAGAACTCTAACCGCATCAACACCGAGTTGCTCCTCCTGTCTAATCAACAGGCAAGCGAGGTTCGCAGACTCAAGGCCGAGGTCGAGCGGCTGAAGGCTGACAATGAGCAACTGCAAAACAGGTGCGACTTCTTGGAGGGCAAAGGAAAATGAACGACGAAATCAACAGGCTCGGCTTCGACGCTTGGGCCGACAACAAGATGATGAACGCCATCGAGGACCACGTGTATCAGGGAGTTGGATACGCACAGCGTGAAGCTGACGACTACAACCTCCACATCAAGTGGGACGACAAGCACATCACCTGCGTCATCCGCGCCCACACGGACGCTGGATGGCAGACCTACGAGAAGCAGATTAAGCGATGCCACAGAAACGAAGGCCAGAAAGGCTGAAGCCCGGCCTTAAGCTCCTGACCCCGCACGAACAAAAAATCGTGGCAAACCATGGCAGGGAGGTGCTGGAAATGTGGAAGTCGTTGTATGCCAAGAACAAGTGGACTCCACAGCCGGACGCAAAAAAGACGAAATAAAACTTGTATCGAACTACAAAAGCTATTCTATCCATCACCTCGACGCTGTTAATTCAGCGTATCACTAACGACAACCAACCACACGGAACATGACCAATATCAACATCGATTACGTCAACGCCCGTATCGCCGACCTCCAAAAGGAAATCGATACCATCAAGTCCGAGAAGGCCAACCTTGAGAACCCGACCATCAAAGGTCTGGGCATCAAGTTCGACCAACTCGACCTGAGCAAAGCCTCCGCTGTCATCCACCTCCACAACGCTCTCATCGAGCGCGTCGAGGAACTGACGGCGAAGGTTCAGGCCCTCGAAGCGAAAGCCAAGTAAGCCCAAGGGGGTGCAAAGCCCCCACCACTTTCCACACGCACACACATGAGCACCAAGCAAGAAAAACGCCGAGACAACCTCAACGAGCACCTGTGCAAGTTGATGATTGAACTCAAGGACTACGTCAAAGCCAAGCGAGCCGAATACCGAAAGAAGCCGGTCTACCTGCAGAAGGATTCCGACATCTGCGTCGATAGGCTCAGGGACGCTTTTAACGTCTTCATCAACGAAACCTACCGCGACTAATGAGCGACAAGACTAACCAGTCCTACAACGGCTATGCCACCCACGAAACGTGGGAGGTCGCCAACTACATCTCTAACGACCCTCACCTGTACGACCTGTGCAAGCAGTTCTACGAATCCGGGTACACGTCGTGGGGTAGCCTCAGCCTCAAGCTTATGGAGTTCGGACGCCATTGGCAGTCCGTCAACAACCCAATCCGCATCGACCTGCGCGACCAGCACGTCAAGGCCGCCGAGATTACCAAACTCCTCAAAGACCTCTTCCATGAAACCCAAAAACGCAAACGATAACAACTCCAAGCTCCTGTGGGTCAAGGTCCCGGAGCCTCACGCAACCAAGCTTAAAGACACCGCCGAAAAAATCGGCATCTCTAGGGCTGACTTCATGAGGCTCATCCTTATCAACTTTGTGAGCAACGAAACCAACTCCATCAACATCTCCACCCAAAAATAATGAGCACTAACATCACGCCAGAATTCGCGGCCGCTTACGTCGCCGCAATCGCACAGACCCGCGACGTCGTCGCCGACGCCGAGAACCCGTTCCACAAGAACTCGTACGCCACGCTCGGCGCCCACATCTCGGCCACCAAGGCCATCTTCGCACAGCACGGACTGGCCATCGTCCAGTTCCCCGTCTCGAACAGCGTCAACCGAGGTGAAATCGGAGTCGAGACCATGGTCGTCCACCAGAGCGGAGGCTACTTCTCTCGCACCATCCTCATGCCCGTCGAGGAGAAGGTCAAAGGTCAGGACGTCGGCTCGCTCATCTCGTACCTGAGGCGTTACGCCATCGCGTCCGTCGCAAATCTGGCCACGGCTGATGACGACGCAGAGGCTGACCGCGAGGTCCGCACCATCGCCGCTCCTAAGCTTATCCAGCTTCCCAAGGAGGCCCCGAAGGCGTCGGCTCCCGCTCCGGCTCCCGCTCCCAAGGCGTCGGCCCCCATCGTCGCTCCGGGTAGCAACAGCGCCCTCGCTGAGGCTTTGGACTTCATCCTGCCGTTTGGCAAGAACAAGGGCTCTCGTCTCGGCGACCTCGCCAAGAACTCCCTCGATTGGTACATCAAGGAGTATCAGCCGAAGCCTTACAACGGCAAGATTAGCGACAAGGACATCGCTCTTCGTGCGGCCCTCGACCTGATTCGAGACGCCCGCGAATCCACGGAAATCATCTCCTCGGACGACGTCCCCTTCTAAACCCTCTGGCCTCATCGTTCAACGGATAGGACAGGCGTTTCCTAAACGCTAAATCTAGGTTCGATTCCTAGTGGGGCCATAATTTTTCACCCGCACACGCACATGCTCAACAGCACGAACAACCAGACCGCACAGGCACCCCGCCAGCGGTATCACCGCAACGTCGGAGACCGCAAGGTCATCCACATCAACCCGGAACTCATCGGGAACATCGCTGGGAACGAAGTCATCAGCACTTCGGTCTCCAATGATGTCCTGACCGAGCTCGAAGCCCTCTGCGTCGCCACCGGCGTCAGTCGCTCCGAAATCATCCGTGGTGCAGTCGTCCGCGAAATCGCTTTCCGGAAGTACTGCGAGACCGCTAAGGTCAAGGACGTCACAGTCCTTTGTGGATACAAGCCGAGCGAGAAGCCTCGTACCAAGAACGAGGCCCGCGAACTTAAGCAGAAGCAAAAGAAGGAGCCGAAGCTTACTCACGCCCAGCGCGAGTACCTGAAGCGAATTCTCGCCGAAGCCTGATACCTAGGCACAGCAAACAACAAGGGCCCCACACGGGGCCCTTTCTGTTTGTGGAAGGGCGGACTGACCAGCAGTCCATTAAGGCTTTGCCACCCCCACGACACACGCACGGGTTTAACCGAGGTGAGACTCTATGCTTGCGGGCTCTCTGGGCTTCGCAAGCGACATTTTACTTCCTTGTGGGTATGCAGGCCAGCGTACATGCCGTAAGCCATCCCTAGGAGGATGCAGGCACCGAAGGCCCACCTGAACCATTCGGACTCCACGACGTCCCTCAGTACGAAGGGCGTGGCCGCACAGACACCGGACATGATGAACATGACCACGCCAGCCCTGAGCCCTTTGCCGATGAACGTATTTGCAACCACGAAAGCTGCCCCTGCGAATCCGAACACCATAGCCATCAGCAAAAACTTGTCGGACACCTTCTGCCATTCCTTCTCCTTGTTCATGGCCTTGATGCTGTCCTTGAGCTCGTTGTTCTCCTTGTCCATCTGGGCGATGCGATTCGCCATCTTGGTAGTCTCTTCGTCCACCTTCTTGGCCTTGGCCTGTTCCGTCTCCATGGCTTTGGCGCTGGCCAGCGTAGCCTCGAACTTGCTGACCTGTTCCGCCGTCGGCTTCTTGATGCCAGACAGCCGTGTCTCGGTCAGGTCGAGCAGAGGCTTGCCCTTGCCCTCCACGTTCTTCTTGGCGACTACGATGGCCGCGGCTCCCTCGCTGGCCTCATGCTCAAGCCTGTCCACATAGGCGTCACGGGTCTTGGTGGCTGGCTCAGGCGTAGGCATCGGGGCTGGCTTGGTGGCGCAACCGACGAGCAGGAGGGACAGGATGATGGCTCTCATTTGATTCGCAGGACACGGCGACGCATCAGCTCGACGACCTCAGGTGCGAACGTTCCGCACACGCTGTAGATGACAGCCTCGTAGATGGGAGGCACAAGGCCGTGCACGGCGAAGTAGGCGATGATGCCAATGATGGCACCGGCCATGGTACGCCTTACCCATACGACCCAGCTGTGCTCTTCGTCGCTGATGAGCAGACGAAGCAAGGCACCCATGGCACCGAGCGCCGCCATGAGCCACCCGCTATCCTTCAGGTCATCTAATGGGTCTGGATTCATCTTCGTTGTTCCTCTTCGGGGTTGCGAACCAGCGGTAAGTACTGCTCATGGCACGGACCTTGCCTTCCTTGCTGTTGTCCGCGAGGGACATCAGTCCGACGCCCTCGACAATTAGCTTGGCCATTTCGGCGGCATGCATCTGCGTCGGGAACTTTGGCTTGATGACCATCATCGGGCCCGTGAATCCGGCGATACGGACCATGCCAGCCGCGGTTTCGTCATGGGACGAGAGCTTTGTGATTCCCATGGCATGCATCTGCAACGGGATGGGTGCTTTCCAAGTGATGGTGCCATGTTGAACGGAGGCGGGACCAATGGCATCGCCATTAGCAAGCCTGCCTCTGTCCTTCGACAGCATGGCCGCACGTTCCGCGAGCTGGGAGGAGGGATTGACGTCGGTATCATACGGACCCATGAAGGCCTCGTCATACTTGCCAGCGTTCCAATCGCTCTTGCTGAACGATGCTAGGCCAGCTCCTTCGACGATGTCCTCCATTCCCCTCCAAGATTCGGTGGCCCTGTTGTTTTCCTTCATCAGCTTGATGACGGCATGCCTGTCAGCTCCCATGCTAGCCTGCATGAAAGCTTCCATGACATAGGCTCCGATACGCCCGTACTGCTTCAGGAAGACAGTAAGATGCGGAACGTTGCCTAGGTACTTTGAGGACTGAGCCGCCCTTTCTTCGGCCTCTGCCAGAGTGGCAATCTTCTCGAACAAGACCTTCCCGTTCGGCGCAAGGACGACATAGGTCTTGTCATTGGCCATGGCGATGGAAGCCTTCTCGAAGGCATCGTGGGAGACGGCTTCGATGGATTTCCTAGGATTGCCAGCGTAGTAGTACTCATTGAGCCAACCGGGAGCCCCATAGTTGACCGCATAGCCATGTGTCTTGTCATACGGCAACGAGACGAGCAGACCCTCAGGAGCGTCCTTCATCTTGGCCATACGCTTCCTCATGTCGTCGGCATCATTTACGTTTCCGAACGTCGCATCCATCGACTGCTGGCTTCCAGCGTTGTTCCTATACTCGCTGGCGATATGTTCGATGGCCCTGCCGAAGCTGGTCTTCT